CCGCGGCGGCGCCGCGGAGGGGCGGGGGCGGGGAAGGACCCGTGCCCCGGCCTAACCTTCCGGTGCTTGCCGGCTGAAGATGGCTCTGATCTCGTATTCCAAACGCGCGGGCAGTTCGGCACCGACGAAAGTGTCGAACGTTTCCTTTGTTTGATCCTTGACCATTTCAGCCGGAACAGCCGGCCCCCACAGTTTCTTGATGGGATAGCGGGCGCTGCCCGTTCGCTCGAACACGTGGCCGCCGAGCGATTGGACGATGAACGTGTGCGGAAACACCCGGCGTTTGCGCCAAGGCGCTGCGGAGACCCCCGCGAGGGTCTGACGCGCCCCGAACTCTTTGAGCGACGTCCAACCATCCCGCGCGACGATGCGGTAAACCAGCATCGCGCCCGCCCGGTGCGCTTTCATCACCTGGCGCACGCGGCCGTAACGCAAGCCGGTTTGTTTGACCAGCGCACGCGCAACCTGGGTGCGCGCCTTGTCGCCGGTATGATTGATCGCGCGGCGCAACGCCGGCTTAAGCCTGACGCCGGCCTCGTCGAAGATTGCGACCATGCGATCAAACGATCGCGTGTCGACCCGGAAAACCAGCGACGCCATGGGGGCCGAGTCTCCCGATTTTGGGAAGCCGTTTTGGGGAGAGCCCTGGGAGTAGGGGGCTCAGCGTCGCCGAGCGCCGGCGCGGAGAACAGACAAGCGATGCCGGGCGAGCCGCACTAGGTCACCGGAGCGAACATCCTCACGAAGCGTCTTGCCGATAAAACTCAAATCGCGCGCCGCAGCGACGACATCACCTCGCGCGCCCGCCTTGACGGCATTGCGCAGCGCTTCGGCGCGTTCATTGCAGCGGCAACCCATGGCAGGCCTTTTTTATTTGCAACGGAACGGGGCCGCGTGATTTGCGGCGGACGCGGCCCCTATGGTCGCGTTCCGTTACATGGCGTCCTCCAGGGAGGCGAATGCTTGGCAAGGTTTCAAAAGCAAAGCGCCCCGGTGTTCGGCCGGGGCGCTTGCAGGGTGGGAACGCGATTCGTCCCCAATAGAGATTTTATGGCACGGATGAACCGGACTCGTCAATTCCGCTTACGGCACTCCGACTCACGCAACTTATCAGCCCTATGAATCGCCACGGAAAGCGCTTCATTGTGGGAAAAGCGGTCGACCGGCGCAGCCTGCCGATCGAAACGATCTCGCCGCCGGCGAGGCCCCGTCTTTTCAGCGGCTTGACCAAATACGACCGCCGTGACCTGCAGACACCATTGCAGATGCGCACTGAGCTTTAGCCGATTAGACGCGTCGACGCCAAAATGAACCTGCGCTATTTTATTAAGGCTCAATCGATCAGCTAAAACCCATTCCAAAAGGCGCACTCCGAGGATACGTAAATCCGGGATGACGCCGATTGCCTTTCGCACGCTCGCCAGTTGTTTGTTTGCTTCGGTGATTTTTGCCAAGTCGATTTCAGCGCCGCCGCCGCCGTCGACAGCTTCGCGAAATGGATTAAGACCGCTGCCGGCGCCCAGCGTCGAGGCCTCGTGATACTTTTGCCATTCCCGCGCCGCCGCCAATAGCACGTCGGCGTCCTTTCCAAGCTGCTTGCGCTTTGCCATTTGGCCGATCGGATCGTCGCGGATGCTGCGCACCCGAGCCCGTAGCTTTGTTTTCGCCCGCACTCGCATCGGTGGACCTTTACCGACATGCACAAGCTGCTCGGCCTCGTTCGGGTCCTCAACGAACGAGATATCGAGATCGGATGCGTCGTCGACGTCGGGGCGCCGATTTTCCTGCACGGCCGCCAGAGCATCGTCCAGGCGTTCCTCCATTCGCCGGGCCGAACGGCGCCGGTCTTTTTGTTCGCCGGCCTCCGCATCGTGGCGGGTGATACGCTTCTCCAGCCTTTCGACGATCGCATCAAATTCGCCGTCGCCGAGCGATCGCCGGTCACCCTTGAAATCCTGCGCCGGCGCCGGCGCCGATTTTTGCGCCATGACATTAGCCGCACGCGGCAACGCCGGCGGCACGGCAGACGGAACAACAAACGAAACGTCCCAGACTAACGCATGCACCGCTTCCCCGCGAATTGCGATCACGGTGCGCGGCCCCGGATGCTCCTGAATCTCGACGTCTTCGAGCGGACAATCGCTCGACAAAATTTCAAGCAACAGCCGATTGAGCCATTGCTGCCGCGAGCGCTTGGCGTTGGCGATCGCCGCCAGCATGCGCGCCTCAAGTTTTGCCATTCCGCTTGATCGGTAGAACTCAAGCCACCGCGTCCATTCCGGCATGGCCGGATCGATCTTGAAGCCGCCGGCGCCGTGAGCGTTTGCGTTGTTCATTGCCTTACCCTCGTTCCCCGTTATTAGCCTAAGACCACGCCAACGCCACCGCACACTGCCGGAAGCTTTGGGCAAGTTGCTGCCAAAAGCTTTTGCCAAAACCTTTTAGCGAGTCCGCCGCATGCGCTCCGCGCTCTTAATTGCGTGCTGCACCTGCCTCTCAGACAAAAACTCCGACACGCTCATCGCGTCCGTAGGAGCCACGGGAAGATTCGCGCCGAGCGCAGTGAAAAAACCTACCAACCACCTCAGTTCCGGAACTGATATCGAACCTAGCGGCACCCGACCTATTAGGGTGCGCCTAAAAATTGACGGGCTCTGAAGCGCTCGCTTTGCCTCGACAATAGCGACAGCCCTAAAGGCCGCGTCGACATTGCCAGTCACATCCATCTGCTGAAGCACGCCGCTAAACTTTTCCGGCTCCGCCGCGGCCGCATCTACAACAGCGATTGCCTTTGCGAGCGACCTTCCCGAAAGGCCGCAATGCCGACCTAAAAGATCACGCGTAATATGACGCTCCGCGACTTTGACCCCCTGGCCACCGGCGCTCTGGCGCCGTTGGGCTTCGGTCTTAAGCATTGGCTCCACCAGGCGAGCGAGCGCAACCGCCTCCGTTGGCGTGAATGCCTTGCGTTGGACATTCTCACTCCATTCGCCGCGCGCTATCGCTTCGATGTCGACGCGATGAACAGGAATTTCTTGCTTAGCAAACCGCGACCGCTTCCAAGCCTCGATCCGCCGATAACCGGCAATGAGTTGTCCGTGAGCGTCAACGACAATCGGCTGCAACAGTCCTATGGCATCGATTTCAGCAGCAAACGCAGCGATGTCGCCAAGATTACGCCGAGCGCGTTTGCCGATTTTGATTTTTGCTACTGGCATTGTGGCTTGAACAGATGCAAGCATTTTTAGTCCCTCCGTTTAGCGTTGCCGATAAGTTTACTTGCCGACCGCCGGCTAATTCAGCCGGTGCCCAACCTGGCCAACCTTGCTCTGAAAGGTTGGGCAGTAAGAAAACCGCTTGGCTGTTGCAGTTGGACAACCTGACCAACCTGGACAACCTTTTTTAGAAAGAAAAAAACCAAGACACCCCCTCCAACGCACGCCCCAAATTCTGCTCGCCATGCGAGTCCGGAGCCGCGTTGCAAGCCTCGCGCGCGCGGGCGCATGGAGGCGCAAAAAAGGTTGGGCAGGTTGGACAGGTTGTCCAAACACCGATGCGGCGCGGGTTTTTTGCCGGACAACCTCGGCGCCGAGGTTGTCCAAGGTTGGGCACCGCGGCGGTGAAAAGAATCGCGGACGATGACGTTTTTTCATCTGTCAAGTCCTTTACAGCGGAACAACATCACTCTCTCGCTCGCCCGAATCGGCCTCGGCCGCGTCAACATCATCGCGCGGCCACTCGACCGATTGATGCACCGCGGCCTCGAACGCGGCGCGCACCGTGTCCAGATCGGGCAGGATGTAGCAGCGCGGCCGATCGCTCTTCAGCCCGCGGCCGCCCTCGGCCTCGACCAGCATGCTGACCTTGCGGGTCGTGAGGCCCGGAATAAGCTTGCGCAGCTTGATGCCGAAAACGGTCTCTTCCTGCTTGCGCTTCACCCCGATTTTTTCCGACGCCGCGATGTAGTCGTCGAACAGTTCGGTGGTGGGAATTTCGGTTTTCCATTCCGCCAGGCGCCGCAGCGGCGCGCCGACCGACAACCGGGTAAACCACCACGACTCCACGGAATCGAGCGAGCGGATTTTTTGCTCCAGCAGCGCCTTGGTGCGCGGAATTTTGCGCAGGTCGACGGAGTCGAGCGGGAAGCGGAGCAGCGCGCCGAGCAGATGCTCAAAGCCGCCGCTTTCAAGTTCGCGGTCCATTTCGGCGAAATAGTCGGTGTTTTGCGCGCAGCGCGGGTCGACGTCGAGCACGGCGAAACGCCGCTCGTCTTTGCCGGCCGGCACGACCCAATCCTCATTCGACGTCAGGATCAGCCGGACGTAATTCTCGACCCAGATCGGATCGATGCCCTTAGCTTCGATCGCTTGCCGCGGCGACGTGATCAGTCCCTTAAGCCGGCCCTCGGCCGCCTTGTCGCCGGCCCACACCGCCTCGTCGGCCTGCAGCAACAGACAGGTCGCCATGTGGACGTTGAAATTGCCGGTGATGTAGCGCGGATCGTCGCACAGAAACCAATGCTCGGGGATCATCCTGCCGAGCACCTCGCCGACTTTGGTCTTTCCGGTGCCCATCTGGCCGCGGAGAACGAGCGCGACGCCGATGCGTTCGCGCGGCCGCTGCACGACATGCGCCAGGAAACCGAAAACCCAGCGGAACAGCAACTGGTCGCCGCCGCACACGTTATTGAGCAGATGGTCGCGGAAGATTTTATAGCGCATCGGGTCCGGCTTTTCGGCCGGCTTATAGGCGAAGCCGCTCCACAGGTTCAGATAGGTCGGCGTGGTGACCTCGTTGCCATTATTGTCGGGCGGCGAAAATTCGACGCCGAAAAACTCGCGGCGCTTGAACGAGCGCATCCACGACTCCGACCAGGTGGTGGTGCGGATGGCGCCGGCGCCGTCGCGATACTCGGTAAAGCGATTGGCGTGCCACGCCTGGAACGCGGTGAGGGAAATGAAGCGCTTGCGATCCTTGATCGGCGCGCTCGGCGTTTCGGCATAGATGACCGGCTTTGAGCCGAGAATGACCAGCGCAAAGCGCTCGTTCAATTGTTCGACCGAATAGCCGAGCGGCCGCGGTTCGCGCGGCGGTGCTTCGTCATCACCGCCGGCGCCGGCGGCGGCCGTTTGCTTCGCCGGCTTTTTGCCGTCGCCGCGCTTGCCCTTCCGTTTATTTGTAACGGGAAGGACGATGACATTATTATTGTCCTCGCCGCTCTCCTGCTCGGGCGGCGGCGGCGCCGCATCCGGCTCGGCCGCGGGCGCCGGCGGAGCCGAAGCCGCGGCCGAAGCCGGATCGGCTTTTTGCTCGCTGCCGGTCCCGCTCTCGCGACCGGAACTTGGCGCCGCGGTCGGATCGGCGAGCGGCGCGGCCGCGCCGATCGCGGCGTCGACCGCGAGCGCGCCGCCCAAACCGCGCAACTGGTCGTTAAAATCCTCGCCGTCCGGCGCCATGGCGACCGACGCGCCGATGCCGGCGGCCTCAAGCCGTTTAGAGCCGCGGTGCAGCGCGCACCGAGTGGTGAAGGGATCGCTATCGCCGTCGCCGAGCAGCACGACGTGTGACGTTCCGTGCGGCACGGCGAAGCCTTTGTCGGCCGGATCAGGCTGCGGCCCCGGCACGCGCAAGGCGCGCTTCGCCTTATCCTTCAGCGTCGGATGCCGGACGCTTTCGGCCGACTTGCCGGCAAGGTTGCCGAGACTGACGGTGGAGCGAAACCAGACGCGCGACAGGTCGCGGCCGGCGCGCGTCATTGCCGACCAGACCGACAGCACCGTCTCGATGCCCTCGCCGGCGTAGCCGGTAAGACCGCCGGCATCGGGCGCCGGCGCCTCCACCAACGGAATGACGTTGCCGCCGACCGACCCGTAACTCTTTTTCGACACCAGCACCTCGCCGGTGGCGGGATCTGTGATGGTGGCCTTGCCGCCGGGCCGCGCCAGGTCGAGCCAGGTGACATGCACGCCGCGGAACGTTCCGCCGGCGTCGACGATCGGCGCCAGTTGCGCCGGGCCGCGATGCACGACGCGCGGGCGGGTAAGGCCTGTTGTTTGGTCGGTTTCCTCGCCGTCGAAATAGGCGACCACCGGCGCGAAGCGGAGCAGCAACCGCTCGGGCAGCACGGTGATGCCGCGCGCCTCGCGCAAGTATTGCTCCACCGGCGTGCCGCGCCAGGCCGCGCCGGCGTGCCAGATTTCAAAAGCGCGCCGGCGTTCCTTCTCGCGGTATTCGTTCGACTCCTTTTCGCGCTGCTCCTTGCGCAGCGCGCGCTCCTTTTCCAGTTCGGCGGCGCGCTCCGGCGACGGCTCGGCGACGCCGCCGAGCAGATCGATGACGGCGAGAAAATCGGCGCGAGGATCGAGGCCGTGGCGGAGCGCGACCAGGCGCAGCACGTCGCCGCCGTCATGACAGACCGCGCAAACCCAGCCCTCCGCATCGCACTCGAACGATGTCGAGTCCTTGGCGGCGGGATCGGCCGAATGCAGCGGGCAGGGGCCAATGTATTTTTTGCCGCGCTTGCGCAGCTTCACCCATTGCGCCGCCACGTCGCAACACGGGTGGCGCAATTTCAGGTCGGCGAGCGCGGCGTCGGAGATTTTCATTTTGTTGTTATTTTCTTGTTCCAAGCGTCGAAAGCGAGCGCGGAGGCAGCATCCGGCGCGAACACATGCCGCTGCTCCCAAAAGCAAGGCTCCATCAAAGGCGGCGGATCGGGACACGGCCGAACCCACCAAAAGTCCTCTTCGATACGCCAGCCGGCCGCATAGGCGAGGCCGGCCGTTTCCGGCGCATCATCCTCAAGCGCGCGCTTGTCGATTTGGATGCGGATCACGCCGGCTGCTCCGCCACCATGCCTGGCAGCATGATCTCGCCGGACTTGTTCTTGCGGTCGCAATCGTCGGCCGCGCGTTTCAGTTCGCCGAACAGATGCAAGATCACTACCGGCGCCAGGCGCCACGCCGCCGGCGCGACCTTAAATCCGTCGACCAGCGCGACCAGGCCGCGGGCCTCCGCCGGCGACAGGAACACGCAAGCGGCGCCGGCGCCGAGCCGGTAATAAGGCCGCCAGCCGTGGCCGGCATTGTAGGAGGCGCCGACCTCGAAGCGCGTGCCGGCCGGCGCAAAGCGCATGGCGCGGTTGAACTTGCGCCACACTTTCCATTCCCGCCGGGCTTTCTTCCGCAAATTCATGCCAACGCCCCCCTGGCGGCCGCGACCGCGTCGGCAAACGCCGCCTGAATGATTTCCAGAAACGCCGGCGCGACCGGGCCGGCGCCGGACGGCACCTCGAATCCGTTCACGCCCGGACAGGCGAGCGCCTTCAGAGCGGCGCGCTCCGCCATCGGCGTGCGAATACGATCGGCGCCGACAAGCTTGCTATTTGATCGAACCGACATCGCCGCGGCCGCCAGCGCCCGGCCATAGGCCTGTTGCCGCTCTTTGATGAATTTGCGCTCCGTTTCAGTAGTCATGGTGGCCTCCGTCCCGGTGAAGCAGTTCGCGGAATTTTTCGAGCGCCGTGGCGCAGGCGCGCAATTCTATGGCGCGCGTCAGATACGGCCGATAGCGGAAGGCGCGATCGCCGGCGGCGACCAGCGCGCGCTGCGAGCCCTCGATGCGCGCGGCTTCGGTCAGCACAGCCTCGACCAGGCGCGTGAACGTAGCCTTGCCGCATGGCGGCCGCGGCGACGGATCGGCTTCATCCCAGGCGAGCGCGCACGGCACGCACTCGAACACGGTGCCGACCAGGCGCGCGGTGCATTTTTGCTCGGCTGCCGGCGCGTCGCTCATACGGCCTCAAGTTCGCTGTCGGTCGGCGCTTCAATGTCGATCGATTGGCCGGGATAGAACACGCCGACGCGAACCAGCCATTGCTCCACGGCGCGCACGACGGCGACGCGCGCCTCGTGCATGCTCTTTGCCGGGCGAAAGCCGCGCTGCTCGTCGGGCAGATAGACCGTAAAATGCGCCGCCGGTGCGCGGGAGAAATTGCCCACCTCGCCGATCATGACGTCGCCGAGCTTGACGATCTCGCTCTCCGCAGTGCGCGGCAGGAAATAAAGAATGGGACTCATGACGCGGCCCCATCGTCGAGCCCCGGCGTAACCCGCGGCCGGTCGAGCAGCGGCTCGATGCCGCGCGCCGCCCAATAGGCGAGCGCATAGGCCCCGACGAACTGCAGCGCGTGACAGAGACAGGCGACCAGCGCATCAGCCATGGGCGGCCTCCGCGGCTTGCTGCGGATTGCGCACGTGCAGCCCGCACGCCTTCAAACCGCGAAACAAAAGGTCGTAAACGCCGCGGCGCATGCGGTGGTGGCCGGTGACCAGGCCGACGACGACGGCGTCGTCTTCGCCGGCGAGCGCGGCATTAAGCGCGCCGTCCTCGCTGCGCACGCGGCCGCGCTTCCAAGCTTCGCGGAGCGCGCCGGAGAACGGCGGCGACTTTTTCAGCGAGACCGCGTAATCGGCGGTGCCGTCGAGCCGCGGCGCGCTGATCAGCGCCATTTCCATAAGGCCAATGACGCGCTTGCCGGTTTCGCTGCCGCCGGGCAGCAATTCGATCGTCACCCGGATCACGACACGGCCTCCAGATGCCGGCGCCAGGCGTCGGGGCGCCGGCGCTTGTCGTCGTCGGTCCAGTTCATGCCGCAGCAACCGGGAAGGCCATACGAATGCGATGGCGCCGCCGCGGCGCCCGGCGAGCCGGCGGCCGTTGCCGCGGGATCGGGCAATCCGGCGAGCAGCAAAGCGACCAGGCGCATCATGACAGCGCCTCCGCATGATCGCAGGCGTCGCATCCGGCCGCCGGCGCCGCGACGCCGGACTCTGCACAGATGCAGCGATCGAGACGCGCCGCATCGACCGCCGCCTCGGCCACCAAAAAACGGCGCCGGCATTTATCCTTTTCGACGTCATCAATACAGGAACAGCCGCGGAGGCCGGCGCGCTCCAAGGGACAATCAGATAGCGGCGCCGCCGGCGGCGGCTCTTCGCCGGCGAGCAGATCGAGCAGCGCGCCAATCGGCCCGGACGCACGATCGTCCGGCAACCGCGTGAGCGAGTGCCGCGCCTGCGCCAGCGACACGCCGTGCTGAACGAGCAGCGACACCAGGACGGCGGAATCACGCGCGTGCGTTTGCACCGCGGTGCCGGACTTGCCGCAATCCAGGAACATTTCGGCGAGACGGCCGTCCGGATAGCGGCCGATGCCGACCGTGTAGATCTGGCTGTCGTGGACGAACTGAAACGATTCGTGATAGCGCCGGTTCGGCAAGCGCACGCGTTCCGTGGTCATTGATATCGCTCCTCCTGCAATCGCGGCTCAACGCGGCCCGCATCGTTGCGCGGCTGCTCGCTCATTGGATTTTGTTCGCCGGCGACGTGGCCGCAGCCGCAACGCCGCAAGCCGCCGACGATGCGCATCGGGCGGCTGCAGCGCGGGCATTGCGCCGGATCGAAGCGAACGGCTTTGCGTTTCATGACCGCCGGCCTCAGAACGGGATTTCATCGTCCATGTCGCCGCGCGGCCGCGCGCCGCCGGCGGCGGTCGGCGCCGGGCCAGGCGAGCGGGTCGACGACGTGCCGTAATCGGCCGGCGCCGGCGCCGGCCGGTCGGAGCGATCGAGCAGCACCAACTCGGCGCGATAGGCGCCGAGCACCACCTCGGTGGTGTAGCGATCGGTGCCGGCCTGATCCTGCCACTTGCGGGTTTTTTGCTGGCCCTCAACAAAAACCTTGGAGCCCTTTTTCAGATACTGCTCGGCGACCTTGCAAAGGTTCTCGTTGAAGATGACGACGCGGTGCCAATCGGTAATTTCACGCCGCTCGCCCGACGCCTTGTCGCGCCAGGTTTCGCCGGTAGCGATCGACAGCGTCACCACCGGCTTGCCGTCTTGCGTGCGCCGGATTTCAGGATCGGCGCCAAGATGGCCGATCAACAAAACCTTGTTTAGGGTTCCGCTCATTGTTCGGAGGCCTTTCGCTTCGATTTTAATGAGAGACGCTGTTCCAGCTTGGCGACAGCCATGATCGTCGGCTTAAGTTCCGCCGGCGCATCGTCGTAGCCGCGGCCGAACCGTCCGTTGAGGCGCGGCAACAATGCGCGCGGCACCAGTTCCCAATTAGATGGATCTGTATCGAGCACGTCGCCCTTGCATTTCAGCACCATGCCATCGGGAATCGGGCCGTGCTTTTGTTGCCAGAGCCAACGGTGTTTCAGGACATAGCGACGTTCGAAGCCGGTATGAGGGTTGGTCTCGTTGATGCTGATTTCCACATAGCCGATCGAGCCGACACGTTCATGCCCGGCATATTTCACGTTGTGAGGCAGCGCGCCCTTCCGAAATTGCGTCCGCGCCGAGCCGGGATTGTTGCCGAGTTTTTTACCCTTGCTCCACGGCGCCGCGCCTTTTTCGAACCGCCCGGTCCGGCCGGTTTTCCACTTCATGCGCTTGCGCAAGCCGAGAAGATTTTCGGCCGTCACGTCTTTGCGCCTGAAGGCTGCGCAGAATTCACGATGATAGGCGCCGATCTCCATCGAACGGTTTTGGCTCAGCCAAGCAATTTCCTCGGCAGAGTATCGCAGGTGCCGTCCGGCGAAGCGGCCGCGCGCGCGACCGACCTTCCAGCCCTTGCGCTTGCGCAGCCCGTGCAAATGAATGGCGGCGACGTCGGTTCGGCCAAACGCGGCGCAGAAGGCGTAGTGATAATCGCTGATGATCATTGCCTGATTGGCCTCAAGCCACGCCATTTCCGCGACGGAATATGAAATCGCGCGCCTCCTCACGACTTATTGTCCCCGATCAACTTTGGGCTCGCGTGCACACCATCTAAAAACCGAGACGGGTCGAGGCCGTGATCCGACATAATTTTCGCGGCCTGGATTTTGAGGCTGGCATTTCGAATGATCTGATCAGCGACCGCGACGATTGCTTCTCCGCGAGACACCTCTAGCTCGAGCTGACCGCCGCTCAGGCTTTCGTCGGATAACCGCTCGATCTGCGCAAATAGATGGTCGTTGAGGTCCGAGAGTCTGTTTTTCATGCCGCGGCCCCGACGCGATGCGCCGCCGGCGCCTTATCGCCGTGGCCGTCCCATTTCGGGCCGCGGTCGGCCGTCTCGAACAGCGAAAAGTAACGCGACGCGGCGACCAGGAGCTCGAAATCGTCGTAGAACTTTTGCGGCTTGCGCGAGTGGTGCTTGCGGTCGACCGGCGCCGACAGTTCGGTGGTGAGGTTGCCGACCGTAATGACCGGCTTGCCGCACGTGGCGATGATGGCGGACTCGGTCTTGCCGCGCAGCACTTGCCCCTGGCCCATGACGTTTTTGGTCCAGGTGCGCAGCGTGACGCCTCTGAGCCCGAGCGCCTCCAGCACGGCGACGTGATAGCCGCGCACCAGATGAAAATTCGGAATCCACATGGCGACGACGCAGTCGTCGGCAAGAATGGGCCGCACCTTGTCGCGCGCGTATTCGACGATCTGCGCCTGCGACATGGTCGGATAGGGGTAATAGCCCCGCGCCAGGCGGGAGGCATCGTCGCTCTCAGGTTCCGCGGCCCACGGCCAATCGATGACGCCGGCGCGATACGGGGCGCCCTGGCCGGGCGGCGGCGGCGGCTCTTTCCTGATTTGCTCCGCGGCCTTCATTGTTTGAAGGCGCTTGTACGGACCGTCGACACGGCCGGTGCGGTCCATGTCCTCAACGAGCTTGCCGTATTTTGCCGGCTCGGCCTTGCCGGCGGCCACAACCACCGCGGCCTTGTCGAGCGAGCGGCGCGACTTGCCGGTAAACGCCGCTGCAGCTTCGGCGGCGCGGACCGGCTCGCCTGCCGCTTTGGTTTTGGTCTTGCCGCCTGCCGCCTGGCGCGCGAGCGCCGCCGGCCGAACCTTGGCCTCGATGGCCTCGCGGATCGCGACGGCCTCCGTGTATTTGAAGTCCTTTCGCAGCGCCGGATCGTTTTCCGCCCATTCGCCGGCAACGATGGTCTGCAGCGGCACGACATGCACCGGGATGTGCTCGGTGCGGAACATGGACAACTGCCAGGCGCGCAACCGGCGCTCGCCGGCGATCAGGTTGCCGTCACGATCGATGACGATCGGCTGCAGCAAGCCCTCTTTATTGATCGAGCGCGCCAGCGCCGCGACATCGCCCATGTCCTTACGAAAGCGCTTGCCGACTTTGATTTGCACCACCGGGCGCCGTTCGCCGCGATACGCATGCTCGTTGCGCGCCGGCGGCAACCAACCCTCGGCGCGCGGCACGGCCTCAAAGCGCGGAACATCGCCGGGCTTGCCGCCTTTCTTGACCGCGGCCACGACCTGGCGGCGAACGCTGCGCACCCTGCGCGCCTGGGCCCGCTTTGTTGCTTTGGTTGGGCGCTTCGCCATTTTAAGCCTCCTCCGCCTTTGCCAAGAGCGCGTCCGCGTCTTCGCGCACGCACGGCACCAAATGACCGATCAGCGAGTCCCAGCGCGGCGCGCAGCGATCGCGGCAGCGGTGCGCGGCGACGGACGCGCGCATGGCGGTGAGCAGCACCGGCGCGAAATTGCCGACGAAAGAACGGTGGGCGCTTTCAACCACCGCCGCGTGCAGCTTTTGATCGAACGCCTCGATGGCCTCGGCCCAATCGCCGGGCGGCAGCGCCAACGGCTTCGCCAGCATGCGGCCGGCGAAGGCGGTGATGTCGCCGAGCAGCGCGACATCGTCGAACAGCGTGCGCGGCGCGTTCATGGCCGCGCTCTCCAGCCGACGATGACACCGAGCGACAGCGACAGCGACAGCGACAGCACGACCGCCGAGGACTCGACGCAGTGCTCAACAAAAAGAAGCTGCGCGGCATTGAGCGCGAGCAACATCATCATTGGCCGCCTCCTTGTTCGATCGGCGGCCGTCCATGGCGGGCGATATAGACGCCGCGATATTCGACGTCCGTGATCAGGCCGAACGCGCGCGCGGGTTCGAGCGCAACGAAACAACCGCGGCCGACCTTCACCATGGTGGCGCTATCGGTTGAGCGGACGTAGAAGCGCGGATGCGCCGCGGGCCGTATGACCGCCGCGACCAGCGCCGCGCGTTTATTGATCGTCATCGCAATCCCCCAGCCATGCCCGCGGACAAGCCGCGGCCGTTCGCCGCCAAGACGATCTCGGCGGCGTTGACTTTCCCGATACGCGGAACTGAAAAAGACGCGCGGTCCGAAGCGGCTAGGGCGTCAGAGCCGCGCGCAAGACGTTACAAACACTCGCCGATGATTTCGCGCTTGAGCGCGCCGATCTTGTCGTCCACGCGCGCCGTTTCACCGATCATGGCGACGATCCACCAGCGGTCGCCCTTCCATTTTGGTGGAACGAAGGTGGCGTGCAGCGTGCCGCGATGGCAGACATTCAGCGGGCCGGGCGCGGTGTGAACGACGCCAGGCGCGGCCGGCTCGATCTGACCGCCGTTATTCGCCGGCTGGCCGTCGTTGTTTGATCGCCAAAAGGCGATCGTTGCCCCCTCGCGGCGCAGCGCAGCGAGCCGCGAGCGGAGAGTTTCTGGCCACTTCGATGCGAAAGCATCGATAGTGGACAGCCAATATTCTTCAGAGCCGTAGCCGTAGCCGTCGCCGTAGCCGTAGCCGTCGCCGGAGCCGGAGCCGTAGCCGTAGCCGGAGCCGTAGCCGTAGCCGTAGCCGTCGCCGTAGCCGTCGCCGTAGCCGTCGCCGTAGCCGTCGCCGTAGCCGGAGCCGTAGCCGTCGCCGTAGCCGTAGCCGGAGCCGTAGCCGTAGCCGTCGCCGTAGCCGTAGCCGTAGCCGGAGCGATCAAATAAAATGGCGTCCGGGACTGCGCCCCGGACGACGCTTGCCGACGGCACTATTTCCACGGCGCGGCCTCCCAGGCCTTCGCCGCCTCGTCGGTGACGAGCGAGACGCTGGTGATGTCGCGAAGCTGAATGTCGACCGCAGGACCGATGCGGCAGCTTTTGCTTGGTCCGGTTGCGGCGAGGCCGGCAAAGCCCTTCACGTCCGCGGACCAATAGAGGCAGTTGCGGCCGGCGCGAAGATTAACGACGGCGCCATCGATATCGGTGGCGTAGCCGAAGAAGACGCCGCGATGGCTGGTCGTGACGAGGACGGCCCGCTCCTTTTGTTTGGAACGGTTCGGATGGTTGATCATAGATGTTGCTCCGCCCCTGAGGACCGCCGAGGCGCACGGTCGAACAGTGATTGTGCGAGACGCCGACCGGCCTGGGTCAGCGAGTAATAAGGACCTTCAGCGCCGCGTTCAGGCGACGTGCGGTGCCAGACATGGATCAGTTCGCGTCGCCAAAGCGGCACCACGTAGCCGCGCAATCGTCGCCCCAGCGAAACCGGAACGCCGCCGCTACGCATGAACAGCGAGCGCATGACGACGATCTGCGGACGGGAAAGGCGCGAGCGCTCGGTCATGCCGCGCCCCGCCGGTCCGGTGCGCGGGAATTAATCGAGCCCAAGTTCGAGCTGCTCGAAGATACGGCCGCGCGCCACGTATTCGGCGCGCAGCGCCAGCACGACGGCGACAATGGCGCCGCCCGGCGGCTCGGATTTGCCGGCAAGCCAACGATACGAGGTGCGGACGCTGCAGCCGGTAATCCGCGCCAGATGCTTGGCGGTGTTGCGCGGCCAGTAGAGCTTGGCCTCGCGAAAAATCCGCTGCCATGAAATGGCGAAAACACTGCCACTTTTGTCAGTGCCGAGAATCGACGGCGCAATCGCCGCCGGCGAGTGTGCACGCATGACAGAGCCCCGCACAAAAGGCCGGCCGGCGCGCCCATCATCGCGGCCTCCGGCTACGCTTAAGATCAGCAAGTTCGCGTTCGACCGCCCGGCGCACCAGGCCGCGCTTAGGAAGGCGTCCGGCTTCCCAGCGCGAGATCGTGCCCTGGTCAACGCCGAACCGCCGGCCAAACCGAGCCTGGCTTTCCCCGCAACGCTCCCGCGCCACCCTGATCGCAGTCGAATCAAGCATGGGGCAACTATGCAATATGCATAGTGTGTGTCAACGCCCCCTGCATACTACCCCTATGCATTCTGCATCGTCATGGAAGCCCACCACCGCCTCAAAGAGGCCCGAGAGAAGCTTTTTCCGACCGCGACCGCCGCCGCGCGGGCCATGGGGATAAATACACAAACCTACGCCGGCCACGAAAATGGCAGCCGCGGGTTCAAGGACAGTGCCGAGCTTTACGCCAGAAAATTCAACGTCGCGCTCGAATGGCTGCTAACCGAACGCGGGCCACGTGAACGCCGGGTCGCGCCATTGCCGGCGACGGCAACGGGACAACGCCGCGTACCCTTGGTGGGTTACGTCAGCGCCGGCGCCGAAGCGCATTTCATGCCTCCGGGCGGCCCGATCGGTGAAGCGCCGGCACCGGAATGGGCCAGCGAAGCGACAGTGGCAGTTGAAATTCGCGGCGAAAGTCTCGGCTCCCTATTCGACAAATGGCTGGTTTTTTACGACGACGTGCGCCGGCCGGTCACAACGGATTTAATGGGCAGGCTATGCGTCGTTGGGCTGGAGGACGGCCGCATCCTGATTAAAAAACTACAGCGCAGCCGCGCACGCGGCCTGTTCCACCTGATATCGCAAACCGAACCGCCGATCCTTGACGTCGCTGTCGAATGGGCGGCGCGAGTCAAGAGCATGATGCCGCAATAGGAGGGAAGCCCGTGAAAGAGCTCGCCGCCGCAGTCGTCGCCCTTGCTGCAGCCAGCCAGCAGTGCATGGCGGACAGTGACACGCTCAAGCCGTTGTCATTTGCCACGTTCCCGGCGGCGATGCGCCATCAACTTGACGTCCTCAACGTTCGCGACCCAATTAAGCGCTTCGGATGCCTGCCGGGGGATAAAAATAAACGGACGGTCTGCACTTTCCGCATCGGCGATATCATGCAGATCATGGCATCTTCGGCAAAAGGCGGCGCCGACATGACCGAGCTGACGATTATTTGCACCGCAGGAAACCCGATGGACAGCAGTAAGTGCCTGCGCGCCTATGCAGCGGCTATCAGCGTCACAACCCCTGAAGTCAGCGACAAAGATCGCGGTAAGATTATTTCGCTCCTTATTGAGGCGTTGCCGGTCGGCAATTTGATGTCGATTGAAACAGAGGAGCGCAAGTTCACGCTGCAAAAATCGATGGGACTCTGGTTCACGGTGGAGGCGGCCGACGAGGCTGAGTAAAAACCCGTTCCTTTCGACTATGCGTAACGAATTGACACTGACAATGCGTTTTGCATAATGGCCGCCTTCCCGAAAGGAGGCCAAAATGCCAAGATGTTCCAACGCCACGCGCCAAATCGTCGTCGATAAGCGAGCGTTCAGCCCTGCCTACAGCCCATTCCTCGATCGCAGCACGCTTTGCGACCAGCGCGCGGTGATGCAAATGGCGGACGATTTCCGCATCTTTGCCGCCGCGGCCGGCGCGATGTCGCAAGACGACATGGAAATCCTCGGCTGGACGCCGGCGCAGATCGCCGCCTATGCCGCGCGGGCGCGCCGGCACGCCAACCGCCGCGCGCAAGGATAAAGCGGACCGCCGGAGCGCACGCCGTGAAAGCGCAAATTCCACCGCGCGACCAGATAACGCCCGACACGCCGCTGCGGCTTGAAGTGGCCGCGGCGTTCGCCTTCCCGGACGGCACCATGACGGCGCATGGACTTCGCCTCGAAGGCAAACGCGGGCGGCTGGACATTGAACGGATCGCGGGCAAGGATTACACGACCTTGGCGGCGATCGGCCGCATGAGAAAGCTATGCCGCGCCGCGCAAAAGGCCCTTACCTCTGGCTCCGCCCCGGACGGCATGACGGCCGCGGCCAGCACGACGCCGTCTGGATTATCAAAGATCGCGGCGTGCAAACCGGCACTGGATGCCTTGCGCGTGACCTTGCGGGCGCAGAGCGAGCGCTCCAAACCTATCTCGCGCAAAAGCACGGCGGCGCCGCCAAGCGCCTGCGTGATCCCGATCAAATTCCGATCGCCGACGTCCTAAATCTTTATCTCGAACAAAAGGTCGAAAGCCTGGCGCGGCCGGACGACGCGCGCGCCCACATTGCGCGGCTGGCGTCCTATTTCGGCGAAGCCACGATGCTGGGCGACATCAACGGCGAACTATGCCGCGCCTTCGTCAAGGCCCGCGGCACGGCCACCGGCGCCGCCGGCGACTTGAGCCTGTTGCGCGCGGCGATAAACCTGCACCGCCGCGAAGGCTACCACGATCGCGTCATCAGCGTTTGGCTGCCGGAGAAAAACGAACCGCGCGATCGGTGGCTGACGCGGCCGGAAGCGGCGAAGCTTATTCGCAGCGCCTGGCGCTATCGCGAAATCCAGAAAGGCAAGCCGACCGACCGGGCGAGCCGCAAGCACGTCGCCAGATTCATCCTGATCGGACTCTACACCGGCACCCGCGCCGGCGCGATCTGCGCGGCATCATTCAAGCCAAAAGCCGGCCACGGCTATATCGACGTCGACCGCGGCGTGTTTTACCGCCGCGCGCCAGGCGAGCGTCAAACAAAAAAACGCAAACCGCCGATCCCGCTGCCGCCGGGCCTGTTGGCGCATTTGCGGCGCTGGAAACGCAAGGGACAACAACACCCGGTCGAATGGAACGGCGACGCGGTGCACGATTGCGACCGCGCCTTTCGCAGCGTGGCGCGCGACTGCGGCCTTGACGACGTCACGCCGCACACGCTGCGCCATACCAGCGCGACCTGGCAGATGCAGGCCGGCACGGATCTGTGGCAGGCGGCGGGCTTCATCGGCATGAGCCCGCAGACGCTGCATCAGACCTACGGCCACCACCATCCCGACCACCTCGATGGCGCCCGTCTGGCGTTCCGCCGCATGGTGAGAACAGCGCCGGCGCGGAACCGTGAACAAAGCGATCCCGCCACCGCTCCGCCACCGAAACGACGGAACAAAACACGAAAAGAACGGCGCGGGACCGCGCGGAAATGGCCGTAAATGCGTGTTCTCGACGGTGCGGCAAAAATTCGGGACGAGGGGGTCGCAGGTTCAAATCCTGCCACTCCGACCAACACTTAGCTGAATTGACCAGGCCTTCCGCCACCGATACCGCCACCGAAACGACCGACTCTCTGAAAGTCAGCGCCGTCACCCTACGAAGCGCTCCTCCAGCGTCTTGACCAGGCCAGCGAGATCAGCGGCGCGGGTTTGACACAGCACGATCAGATCGAAGCGCACGCCGGCGGCGATCGCCGTGGTGCCGTCCGCCCAACGGCGGACGGTCCGTTCGGATACGTTAAGATCGCCGGCGAGCGCCGCGCGCCAGGACGGGCCGTGCAGCGCCTGGCCGACCTTGGCGAGAAACGCCGGCGTGAGCCGCGCCGGCGTTTTTGGTTTAGACCGCTTCATTCCATTGCCCTCTCCGCCGCGCCAGTTGCTTCCTCGCACGCGTCGACGGCCTCTTGCAATGCATCGGCCGCGGCTTGCGCCCGATCGCCTTTTTCCCCGCCGGCGGGACCGGCCGGCATGTTGTCGAAATAGTCTTGCTCGTCAGATTGCGCCGTTTCGAGAATTTCCCTGGCTTGCGCCAGGTGCTCGATCGCGGCGCTTATTTGCTTACGCCGTTTCGCGTTCATCTAAACGCCATCCCCTTTCGCAAGAGCAGCCCGAACGGCTCTTTTGGCGGCTTTGATACCGACAGGCAGAGCGATGGCGGGATACTGCTTCAGTGAAGGATGGTGGGTGCGCAAACCGTAACGCATTTGCCGCCTGTTTGGGCCAGATGCGACCAAATCGGCGACGTGAACGCCATCTAAAAACACCTCGATCCTATCGCGCCAACCTTGCCAACCGCAGTGGTAAGGACTTGTTGTGCCGAAGGTAAGCTTGGAAGCCATTGTGCCCTCCTAGCCTTCAAAGCCATGGATGGCGACGCGAAGCGCGCCGAGCAGTTCGGCCGCCGGCGGCGCGCCAGGCTCGCCGGCGAGCGCCGCGCGGCAACCTTTGAGCGTCTCATGCACGAAGCTTAGATCACCAGCTTGCGGCTCGGCCGCGACCGCGAGCGCCTCGCGGAAACGATGGCAGGCATCCTTAAGCGCCTGCCGGGTTTCGAGCGGGCCGCGCAACTTGTTCGGATTGTGCGGCAGGAAGGCGCGGGCGATCAACGCCGCGTCGTCTTCATTGAGGCGAACAACCTTCATTGCGCGCCTCCGTTATCGGCCGGGGCAGAGCATTGCGCGCGCACCGCCGCGACATCGGCGGCGCGCATATCTTGTTTCAGATCGAGTTGCACGATGTGCCGGCCGTTATAGAAAGCGTCGCCGGTATCGAGGTTGTAGCAGATCGAACCGCCGCAATTCAGATGCGCGATGACCGCGGTGCGGTCGGCGTTGGTGATTTCGCCGATCAGCGTGCCGTCGTCGCGATAGCCGCTCAAGCATTGCTTGACGTCGTTCCAGCACGTCGCGACGCGGCGCGCGTGACTATTCGGGCAGGACAGCGCCGCCATGTAGTATGCCCAACGGTTTGGAAAGCGCAGCACCGGCGCCGTGGTGACGTTCGGCGACGGAACGGCCGGCGCCGGCGACGTCGATGACGGCGCCGCGTGCGCGCCGGCAACGCCGGCGACCAGAATTATGAGGGCAAGAGTGGCCCTGGCTGCGGGATTTACCATGTGTGCGGCCCTCCTAAAGCCGACTCGCCAGGCCCATCGCCCGGCTTAGGGTCCCGTTCGCTCTGTCCGGTTTTCCGGTCAAGTCCTTTTGTCCGGTTTCCCGGTCAATTCGCCGCGCGCTAGACGCAAAAAGGCCGCCCGGCCGGCGTTACGACGACCGGGCCGGGCGGCTTTAAGTTCAAACAGGGAGGATTATTGAAGGGTACGCGACGCAACCCGACACAACCGACGCAACGCCACGCCACATAACGCCACAAAAATGGATTCACCCGGCCGACGCGCCCTATGGGACCGCGCGCGCCGGCGGCGCGGCGGCGCGGGCGCGAACCTCGCGCAACTCGGCCGCCAGGCGCGCAATGGTGTCGCGCTGTTCCTGGTAGCGCTCGCGCCGGATTTCTTCGACCGCGCCGGCGGTGTCGCCAAGCCGGTGATCGATATCGACCGCGCGCCGGTCATATTCCTCACGCGGCACGATCTCGCGCTGCAAGGCGGCCACGTTCGCCTGCACCGGCGACAGCGCCAGATAGCCGACCGTGGTCATTGCCGACGCGAGCACGCCCGCCGCGGAAATCAGCACCATGAAATTCGGCTGCGAGCGCGCCACGACCCGATCGGCGAGCACCGAAAGCGCGGTGCGCAATTCCGTGCCCAACTGGCCGATCGACGTCTCGAACTTTTGCTCCAGGCCGGAAAAATCCTTTTTAAGGTCCCGCAGCCCTTCCTCGACAGTGCGGACGCGAACGCCCAGCGCATCCTGCCCCTTAGCTTGCTGCTGCAATGCTCCCCTCCTGCTTTGCGACATACGCGGTCAACGCGGCCTGGTACGCGGCCATCGGATGACATTCGATGTCGATCGCGCGCGGAACGCCGATGCCGATCGGCGCGCGCGTATCAACAAAAGCAAAGTCGGGCGGAACGTCGAACGGCAGATCAGGAACCGGATCGTTGCCGTTGCGGTATTGACGGACGGTGACGGCCTTAAGCACGTCGACGAAAGGCTGCATGCCGAAACGCGGCGCGCCGCACGTCACGATGGCCGCAACAGGCCGGTTGGCGCACGCGTACAGCGCACCAAAGCCGACCGCGAGCGCGCCGCCAAGGCTATGTCCGGTGACATAGAGATTATGGGCGCCGATCGCGCCGGCGATGACGCCATAGACGCTCTCGACGGCATTCGAAAAACCCTCATGGCAAAGGCCAAGCTGCGGATGTTCGCGCACGTGAACCGGCGCGCAGCAAAAATCGCGGAACCAATCCTGCGGCGTCTTCGAGCCGCGGAACGCCACGATGATGTCGGCACCGCTCACGACGACGCGCACGCAGGTGCCGGTCGACGGGATCGGCAGCGACGGCGGCAAGCTGTATGCATCGAGACAGGCCTGCGCCAACTTAAGATCGGTAATCATCGGTCCCGCCCCCGGACATCAAATAAAATCCCGGCCCCAAGGACGCCGCCCTGGGGCCGGGATACGCGAAGCAACCGGAGTGTCAGTCTTCCGGCGGCGACGCCGGCGACACCGCCTGCGTTGCGTTCGGCGAGTCGACCGAAGCCTGGCCAAGCATGGCCGACGCCTGCGAGGCGAGCGCCGCCAGCGAATTGACCGCGGTCACGGTCGCGACCGCCGTCGTCACCACGGTGTTGTCGCCGGCAGCGGAGCCGGACGACAGCGCCGTCGAAACCTCGGCGGCATCGTTGACGCCTTGCTCCACGTCCGAAATCAACTTTTGCAGCGCCGTGTTATTTGGCGCCGCGGTGGCGGCTTCGGCCTTCACCGCACCGATCGAGGCGTTGATCACCGGCAACTTGGTGTTGATCGATTGCAGCAGCGTCTCGAACTCCGAAATAATGATAGGCAGGCCGGAGCCGGCCTTGGCGAGAATGGAAGCCTCGGCCTGGGCAAGCTGTTTGAGAAAGGCGACCGCCTTCTGCGCGTCGGCCGAAAGCTTCGCCTCAAGATCGGCGAAGAACGTTTGCAGGCTCGTCGGAGCCGGCGCCGCGGCCGGAACGGCCGCGGTCGTGGTCGTATCAGTCATGCAATTCTCCCGTTTGTTTGAACGCACCTACAAAAGATCAGTGCGGCCCCATGCCGGGCCGCAACCGCATCGCCGCGTCGGCGTTGGCGGAAAGCCAGCGTTGCGCGGAATTGTTCAGCAATTCGTCGGCCATGCCCTTAAGCAACGCCTCAACGAACGCGGCCGGCGACTGCTCGTGCAAGCCGAGCTTGCCGGCCAATTCGGGCTCGACCGCCGCGGCGAGCGAAGCCCCAAACGTCAACCACTCGTCCAGAGACAGGCCGGTGACATAAGTGGCCGCGCCGGCGGCGCCGCCCTTGATGGCGGCGGCGACCAGCGCAAGGAGAAAGGTCTCCATGGCGGCGCGCGGTCTTACTGATTGTCGGGGACTTTCACCCCGAGAACCGTGGTGATGACCAGCAGCACCTTGAGCACGCGGCTCGTGGTGCTGTTTGGAATAAGCCTGGCGACGCGCTCGCACAGGATGACCAGCGCGATCAGGACGCCGCATGCCGGCCCGTAAAGCGCGACGATGGTGTCGAGCAAATCCGGCGGCTCGGACGCCGGCGCGCGCATCACGGCCGCAAGCACGAAGCCGGTGAGCGCGACCAGAATCATAAGCGAGAGCACCGGCAAGAAGATTATCGGCGCCGGCGCCGAGCGCCTGGGGTATGGCGAGCCAAAGCGGCTCGCCACGAGGGCAAGCTTTTTCATTGCGAGCAACTCCGTTTTATTTGGAAGATTTACCGGCTCCCGGCCGGCGCGGTTAACGGCGGGCCGTCAGTGGGAAAAGTCGGTCGTACACGCCCAATAGATGCCGAGCGCCACAACGGCCAGGCCGAAACAAACAAACAGGATTAGGGGCCAGTGCGCCATGACCGGGCCTATCAGGACCCGATGCCGCGCAGCTTTTTCATAAAGCCGCCAAGCCAACCGGACGGCGCGGCCGCGGGCGCCGGATTTGCCGTCGCGACGGTGATCGCCGGCGGAATGACCAGCGGACCGAACGCGGTGCGGATGGCACGAAAATAGGGCAGCACCAGCCCCGCGATCTGCGCCAGCGTAAAATCCTGGTCGCAGGCGAAATAGATGCACGGCGGTTTCGCCGGCGCCGCGCCGAATGGCGTGAACGCGCCTACGTCGGCGCCAGCCTGGTCGGAGTCAGCGTCGACGCCGGCGATGCGGCCCTCCGGGCCTTGCGCGATATCGGCGCGCGCGCGCCATGCCGCATAGCCGGCCCAGCCGTGCGACTGCGCCTCCCAGGACAGATCTGCCAGGCCATGGCCGATGACGGCCGCACAGACCGCGCCAGAGCCATAGACGCCGACCCGATAGGGCGGCTTGCCGGCGCCGAGATAAAGCGCGCGGTCGCGACAAAATTCGCCGTCGCGCTTGCCATCGGCCGCCGAAATGCCGCGGCCGCCGACGCCACCGCACCCCTCGTGCACCAAGAGCATTTGCAGCGACGCGCCGGCGATCGCGCGCGCTCGCGTCGGCGTGATGCATTTGCCGCCGTTGGGAGAAATCGACGACATATAGCCGCCGACGATTTGATAGCCGCCGCGCTTGATGGCCGGCAGTTGCGCAGTGACGTCCTCGGCGACGTCGAGCATCATGATGGTGTTGTTCATTGTTCGCTCTCGCTTTTGAGTTTGGACAACCCGTAACGCCACGGTCTGAGCCGCGCCGGGTCGGCGGCCCACTCGTTCATCGCCCGCGCGAACCGCTCGGCGGTATCCTGCTCGCGCACGCCGTCTTTGAGCGTGCGCAGCAACACCTCGCCGGTCGCCGAGACGACGACCAGGCGCTTGGAATTGCGGGCGCAGCGCCGCACCTCAACGGGCAGCGCGAACAAGACACCACCGGGCGGCGGACTCACGACACCACGATCTCCGAAAGATCGTTGTCGTCGCCGGCGTTGGCGCGCAGCATCACGCCGGTATTAATGGCGCCGAAATATTCCTTGGCGTCATCGGGGCGGCGACCGAAGATGCTCTCCGCCGAAACGTTGCAATAATCCTCGGTCGCTGAAACCTCTTTGATCCGCATCGGGATCAGCACCACGTCACCCGCTTTCAGTTCGCGGCCTTTACGATCGTGCATTTTCGTTCCTCGTGCTTCAGATTGCCGGAAGCCGTCCGGCGCGGGTCGACTGGCGACTACCGCAAACACGGAAAGCCAGGCGGCGGCGACGATCAGTGCCGCGAGCCAAGCCAATGTCAGCCGCATGACCAAAAAATCCCCGGTTCACGCCGGCGGCCGCGCTCTTAAGCTGGACCGGGAAAGAGCGCGGCCGCGCGACGATCAGCGCCCCAAACGCGGCGCGACAAACGCGGAGTTTTCAGCGGCGCCGGCGGCGCCGGCGATGCCGAACACGATGAGACGGCGCTGCCCCCTGGCCTTGCTCCACGACCCGCAGCGCGATGCGCGCCAGGCCGTTGCTGCCGATCGCCCGGCAGGCACCGAGCGACAGATCGATGACGCGGCCGCGCGCGACCAGGCGGTGTGCCGGGCCGCGATCATTGACGCGCACGTCGACGGCGCGGCCGTTGTCCAGATTGAGAACGCGAATGAGCGAGCCGAGCGGAGCGAACCAATAAGCCGCCGTCAACCGCGACGGATTATAATTTTCGCCGGTTGCGGTGCGCGTCTGGCCGTGTTCGCGGCCATAGCACGACGCAGTATCGGCGCCGGCGCCGGCGCACAACAAACATAGCAATGCCGTGGCGAGAATCGCGGCCCGCATTTTTAGAACCTCTGTTGTCGTAAACGGCGGCGCGCTTTCACCGCGCCGGAAAATCAAAGCGGCTGTTTTACGTCGATGAAGCCGACCCATTGCGTGGACAGAACGCCGGTCGACGTCGTCACCCGAAGCTGGTCGCGATAACGGCCGGGCGACAGCTTTGCGGAATCGCCCTCCGACACCGTGATCAGAATGAGGCCGTTTGCCGCGTCGGTGACCGCGATGCCGCCGCCGATCGAATAATCGAGCACCACGGACCGATCGAGCGTGGCGAGCTTCCACTCGATGGCGGCGCCGGTAAGCCCGATCGGCGTGCCGTCCTGGTCAAACAGACTGCCGGCGATCTGAAACTCGTCGCCGGCATAGAAACTGACAAGCGGATGCAGTGCGGCCATTTCGCGACACTTTCCTTTTTTGGTTATGAGGCGCCGGTTAGAACCGTGCCGCCCAAGAGCTTTGCCGCCTAGAACTTGCCGCGACCGCCATCATGCCCGCCGAACGCGGCGCCGGACGATTGACCCGATAACGGCTCGCCGCGATCGCTGCCGCGGAACGCGGCGCCCGCGGCGCGGCCGGCGAGCATGACGCGCATGGTGCGGCCGGCGACACGGACCGCGAATAGCGGCGCGCCCGGATCGATGAACAGCGCGGCCGCCTCATCGGCTGCCAGGCGACCGACGATTTCGAGCGCGACGCCGGCGCCGGCGGCGAGCGCGCGCACCACAAGCCGCGCGGCAAGCGCAGACCCGTCGTCATCGGCAACCGACAGCAACGCCTCGATCGGGCCGCCGCCGGCGGCGACAAGCGCGCCCGCCAGGCCCTCGGCCAACGCTGGCGCCGTAAACGCCACGCCGGCAATCCATTCGGCCGGGATGCCGGACGACAGCGCGAGCGCAGCGCCGATCTCCAGCACCGCGCCGGCGTCGCCGTGAACAAGGACCAGGCCGCCGTGTTCGATAGGAACGCCGCTGTCGCGCGCCAGGCCGCCCTGCGCCTCGAACCCGGCCGGCGCCGCCAGACGCACGTCCAGGCCGCTGTCGGCCGCCGCGCCGGCATCGGTGCCCGATTGCGCGCCGTGCTCAACGCCGGCCCCGACCACACCCCCGGCGGCCGCCATTGCCTCGAACGGCACGCCGGCGCCGCCATCGACACGATCGAGCCCTAGCGCCTCGTCGCGCGCACCGGCATCGCCGCGAGCGGCCGCCAACGCCTCGAATGGCACGCCGGCGGCGCCGTCGACCAGGTCGAGGCCAAGCGCCTCCACGCCGGCGCCGGCGTCGCGCCGCGCGGCCGCCTGGGTCTCAACGCCGAACGCGCGATCGCGGCGCACATACCGCACCGTATCGGCCGCGGGACCGGCAGCGCCGATCGCCGCGAGCAGCGCCTCGGCCGTGACGCCGGCAGCAATGACCTCGGCGAGCAGCGCCTCGGCCGAAGCGCCAGCGGCGATGACCTGAGTGAGCAGCGCCTCGGCTGGAGCGCCGGCGGCGATGACCTCGCCGAGCAACGCCTCGGCCGCCGGTGCGCCAGGCGCGAGCAACAAAAGCAAATTTTCACCCGCGGCCGCAGCGCCGCCGGCGACGGCGACAACGCTCTCGGTCGACGTTTCGGTAACGACAAGATGCACGCTTAATGTGCCGATCGGCGCCGTGCCGTCCGCGGCGAGCATAAGCCTAAACTCCGGCGCCGACCCAGCATCACCGGCAACCGAGCGCGCGAACTCAACCGGCACGACGTCGTCACGCGCCTTAACGATCGCCGAACTCTCGCCGGGAACACCGGCGCGGCCGCTGAACAACGCGATGGCCGCGGGAGCAGCCACCGCATCGCCGGCAACAGTCAGCAAGATTTCAGCGATCGCCACATGGTCGAAAGAGTGCGCCAGGGCCGTCTCGCCAACGAGCCGGCTATCGGTCAGGAACTTCGCAAAAGCCTCCGCCGCCGCGGAAACGTCGCTGCGCGCCAACGCAATAAATTCCGGGGGCGCAGCATCTGTACGCGCGAGCGAGCGCGCGACCTCTCCCGGCATGGCCGCATCGAGACGCGCCGACAACGTCGCCTCGCCGCGAACCGCGCCCGCATCCACGATGACAAAAACGTCGCCATCCGCGCCAAGCGGCCGGGCGCCAGGCGCACCAAATCCGAGCATCGGTCAGGACGCCGGCGGCGCCTGGTTGGCAAGGATCGCAGTTTCGCGGGCCGCGGCAAGCAAGCCGCCGGCGACCAGCGCATCAAGGCCGGCCTTTGTTTGCGGATCGCCAAGATTGATGACCGACGCGCCGGCGGCCTGCAGCAACCAGTCAAGGACGGCGTGATTAGACTGCGCCGCCGTCATGATCGCCTGATTTTCCGCAGCCGTAAACAGCGCGCGAAATTGCAGATAGGGAACGACCGCCGGCGCTTGTTTGGTTGGATCGTGCGCCGCAAGAACCTGTTGAAAAATCTGCTGCTGCGCCGCCGACAATTGCGCGACGTTGACAGTGCCGTCGGGGCACCATGAGCACGGCAAGCCGCCAAGCCCGGCGGCGGCCAGTTCGGCGGCGAAGGTGGGTCCGATCTTGATCATATAAAGATCATCCCTCCGGCAGACACGTAGTAGCTACCCGTGCCGCCAGTCACCAAACCAAGCGGGGTAAAATAGTGGGCGCCCTCCGCCAGCGAAACGCCGGCGACATTCGGAATGCCCCACCCGGCATTGGCGGCCGGCGGCGTGATCGAACCCTCGGCGCCGAGCGTCGTCGTACCGTCGATGCCGACTGCGGCATAAACCGTTTGATTGGCGGACGTTGAATTAGAAGCCGAACCGCCAATAAAGGACAACGGGTCAGAGTCGCCCCAACAAACAAAATAAGCCCTGTCATTGAAATTTAATTCAGCCCACGACGACGTCGAACTGGTTGTCGCGCCGGAAGTTGCAGTGCCCGCTATTTGACGCGGGCGCCGATTGAACCACGAGGCGACATTCCGCGTAGCTGGAGTGTCTTCAAACTCCGCAACCGCGTGGATTCCCGTATAGACCATGCCAACGAGGGTTCGGGAGTTGTCGCCGCTTTTAATCTCGACGCCGACATTGCCCTCGGTCGTATCGGTCGCATGGCCCGTGGAGCAAAAATCGAGCGCCAGCGTCCCGCCGTTATTGAAGACGTAAACATAATACAACGTCTCAAGCACCAGATTACTGTTGTTGACGCCATTAAGAAAACTATAAGACGCGCTGAAAGTCGTTCCAGGAACACCGGCGGACGGGATGCGGTAAAGCACGCCGGCGATCTGCACCAGATCGCCACCGAACGGCACAAATAAAACCGTGTTGTTACCGGAGCCGTAAACGAGCCGCCCCTGTTGCGGGCCGCCCGTCACAATATTTTCGGCCAGCGCGTCGAGCTTCACGGTCGGCGCTTGCGTGAAACTGACGGCGGCGCCGCCACTGGTCGAACCTAAGATTTTGGTCCGCGCCAATTTGGTTGTCGACGCGGCGTAGATACCGATCCCCCACTCATACTGTGTCAGGTCCGCCGATTGCGCGTAATAAGTATAACACCCTCCGTCGATCGCTCCGGCCGCGGCGGGAGTGCGGCAACCAAGTGCAGCCGTGGAGACAACATAGTCTCCGCTGCCGCTTGACGCTGCAACAAAGCCGCACCGATTGAGCAGTCGCGCCATAGTCGCTCCGCACCGAAAAAATCACGCGGCCAACCCGAGCAGGCCGCGTGCAAAATATTTTGTTTTGTTAGACGGTCGACCCCGTCGTGCGCAGCACCGCAGAGCCGTCGTAGGTCGCCGTGCCGGCATTCAGCGTAAGCCGCAGCCACAAGCCTTCCGCATCGGCCGCGGCATTGCCGGCCGGCAGGTTGCCCGGCGTCGGCACATTGATGGTCGCCGGCTGCACCACGAAAGTCAGCGCCGACGTATCCTGGTTGGTGGGCAGCGTCTGCCGGTTGGCCGCGGTCGCGGTATCGTTGAGCGCCTTGCACAGCGCGAGATCGAGCGTGGCGCCGGCGGGGAGCGCGGGCGACTCCGACAGCACCTCGATCGCCGCAGACAGCAGCGACGTCGCGCCGTTGGTGTTAAGCGCGAACACCTTTTCATAGAACACGCGGGCCGCCCCGCCGGGAATGTCGGCCGCGGCGCCGACAAACATCCGGGTGATCGCCGTAACGGGATTGGGCGCAATGTCGAACAAAAAGCCGTAGGCGATATCGTATGTCGACGTCGCGTCGGGCAGCGTGCCCCAATCGCGATTGACGGCGATAATATCAGAGCCGTAGGCCCCGGCCGCGTACTGCGCGACGATCATGCGCAGTTGCCCAACGCCGGTGCCGCCGGTAATGCGGACGATCAGGCCTAAGCCCGCATTGGTCAACGCGCCGATAGTGGCACCATCGCCGGCCTGCAGCTTGAACAGCGGCGGCGTCACGCCTGACGTGTTCGCCGAACCGGCCTGCGCCGTATGCCCGGCAATCGCCCGCGTGTGCGCCATGACGGCAACATCGCCGACCGCGGCGGTGCCGCCGGGATTGACCAGGCCGGCGATGGCGCCGCCGGTAATGACGCCGGCGAGCAGCCGCTGGAATTGCTGCGCACCGAACGCATTGGCGATGACGGTGGTGCCGGTCAGCGTGATTGCCGCCGGCGTCTGCAACGCGCCGGTGCCGTCGCGGCCCATGACTTGAATCTTGGTGGCGACATCGGCGGCCGACGACGACACCACGTCGACGGCGCCGGTGACCGGAATATCATAGAACGCAACGCGCTTGGTCAGATCGATTGCGCCGCCGACCGTCGCGCCGTCGACCTCCGGCATATTGGCCGACCCGTAAATGATGATGTTGTTTGGCGTAACCGACATTTTCTTACCTCGCGCGCAAGCGCCGCCCGCCAACCCGCTTGCGCGCGAGTTGCCAAAGGACGGCTAGGGTGGATTTTGTTGGATCGTGGAAAAAGCTTTAGGAGTTTTCGGGCCACGCCGGGATCGGCGCCGGCGGCGTATCGACCTGCGCGCGCGTGGTAACGGTCGGCGGATTGGCGGCGATGCCGGCGAGCACGCCGGCGAGCGTTGTAAAGGTCGCCTGCATAAACGCAGTAACAGCATTGAAGACGGTGGCGATCTGCGCCGACGTGAGCGTCACGGCCGTGCCGTTCTCCTGCACCCAACTAAAGGCCGCCTGGGAATTGGCCTGCGCCAACGTATAGGCACCCTGCAACAGAATGAGCGACGTCGGATCGGTCGAGGCCTCGACATTGATCGGGGCGCTTGGCGCCCCGACATTGACCGATACGCCGCCGGCGGCGAGCGCCGCCTGTTTTTGCTGCGCATAGGCGCCAAGCGCCGCCGGGATCTGTGCGACCAGGCCGTGGGCGGCGAGCACCGCGAGCAATTCCTGCTCGCTGCCGATATTAACCGCGTGATAGCCGAGCGCCTGCCAGGCGGCATAATCCGCATCCGAGGCCGCAACATAGATGCCGCGGGCAGACGAAAACACCTGCGCGGTGCTGCCGGCAACCGCCCAATACCAGTCATTCGGAAATTTACCGTCCGCCATGTTTGCCTCTTAGGGTTTGTTTGTTTGGTGGCCCCGGCGCGGATTTATTGACACTCGCCGCCAAGCGACGTCGCGCCGGCGGTGTTGCCGGGGTAATAGCTGGTGCCACCGCCGAGCGTTTGGATGATGCCGCAGAGCGTAGCGTTGAATTTCGAGGCGGTGACGTTCGCGGCGCCGGTGATGGTGTTGTAAACCAACTGCACCTGACCAAGCTGATTGGCCGTAACCCAGGTGCCGAGCGACACCGAGCCATTGATTGTGACCTTGGGATAGCCGCTCGGCCCGGGCGGATTAGGTACATTAAGGCCGGCGTTGGCGGCGAGCCAGATATGACCGACAGAGGTGTTAGCGCCGGTTTCGATCGTGATCTGCGCGCCGGCATTGAGCGTAATCTGCGTGCCCGAATTGGACGCCGCGATGTGGGCTAATCCGCATGGCCCAAATTGCAGATTGCCGAGCAGCACCGTGCCGCCGCTCGCGCCGAACCCATAATCGCCGGTGGCGCCCGATGCCAGGCGGAAACCCGTAACGTAATAATTGCCTCCGGTCTGCGCGAATGCCGAGCCTTGCGCGCCGGTCGACGTCACCTGGCAATTTGCCGGAACGTTGACGTTACCGATGATATTGACCGCACCGGCGCCGTTGGTTTGCGGCAAGTTCACCGGCCCGGTGTAGGAGCCGTCCGCCACGAAAATGTTTTGGTCGTAACCATTCATATTGTAGAGCTGCGTCTGCGCGACGGCTCTTTGAATGGTCTGGAACGGCCCATGACCGCCGCCGACGACGGCGGCGGTGCCGTCGTAAGTGTCATTTCCCGTTGCCCCGTTGACATAGAAATTAGCGACCTGTTGCAGGACGCGAACGGCGGGGTTCATCAACTGAACCTGCGTCACGCCTGGCAACAGCATCAAAAGCGCAATTTGGCTTTTGACGAGCGAAGCGGCGCCGAGCGGCTGGCCGGTGTTGTCGACGATCGGCAGCGGGCCATAATTATGGCCGGCGCCGTCCCGGATCGTGATGGTGGCCGCGGCGCCGTTGGTGTTGCCGACCACGACCGCCATGTAAAGCGGCACGGCAAGCGCCGAGATCGTCAAGCCGAACGTCACGTCAAGCGCGTTCGGCGTGCCGGCGTCGACACCCCACCGAATGCCGATTGTTTGGATGGCGCGCCACAGCATATCGTCGCCGTTGTCTTCGACGATGCCGGCATTATCGAATGCCGTGCGGAATTGCGCCAGGATATCGTTGAGCCAATCCGCGGTGACTTGCGTGCCGTCTTGCGCGGTCAGGCTGGAGCACGCCTTAAACCAGGTGCGCAGCGCACCATAAGTCGTCGTTTGCGTGGGACGCGCCGTAACCGAGTTGGACGCGGAGGCGGGGCCGAGAATATCAAGCGACATTTTCAATTCACCGTTTGATAGCTGACGACGACATGGGCGGGAACGATCCGCTCGATCAGGCACTGCAGCGGCCCGATTTCAGGCGGACAGGTGAGCGGCATGCCGGCGAGCGCGCAGCCGGCAAGGAACGGCGACTGTTTGAGGCCGTAGGAGGGACTCTCGGCGAGAAAGACCGTGATGACGATGTGACCGCCGACCGGCGGACCGCCAACCATGATGTTTCCGGCAAAACCAGAACCGGCGAACGCGCCGTTGCCGACGCAATACTCAACCGGGCTGCAGGTGATGGTCCAACCGTTGTCGGCGACGATCTTCTGATAAAGTTCACAGCGCCGGCCGCCGAGCGCCGCAACCTTGGCGCACAGATCGGGGAACGGATCGCACTCGTCGGGCAGACCGTACTCCAGCATCCACAGATCTGTGGTCAGCGTTTGCGTCGCGCACCAAAACTCAAGACGCAAAGCGCACAGTTGCGTCTCGATAAAATTTCGCACCGCGCCGAGCGCGGCGACAAATCCGGTCTGCACAAAGCCGGGCGGATAATCAGCCGGCGCCGGCGTCCCGGTAAGGCCGCCGAGCCACTCCAGAAACCGCGCCACCGCCGACCGATCGCGCGCCGGCCAGGCGCGGCCGCGCGGCAACAGCGCCGCGGTGGCTTCGATCGATTGCTGCAGCGTCGGGCATTGCAGCGGCGCCGGCGCCGCCGTCGAACACGTCGTCATTGCGGCGCGCCCTATTCAAACGAAATGGCGCCGAGCACCGGGAACTGGCCCGGCTCCAGCACAACGTCGGCGGCCGGCGACACCAGCACGGCGCTCTGTTCGCCGATCGCGTCATTGAGCGCGCCCCAAAGCCATTGCAGCGCATAGGCCGCCGGATAGGCGAGATAGGGCATCGAAGAAAAATAGGTATCGCCGCCGGCGACCCGCGACAGCCGGCGAAACGCGGCGGCCTGCTCGGCCTGCACGGCATTGCGCACCGGCGCCGTGTTCGGATTGAGCCCCTGCACGGTCAGATTGACGATGACCGGCGCCGGCGCCTGCACCGTAACGAGAGCATCGGACGGCTGCACGCTCGCCAGATATTCGGTCACGCGTTCGATGTCGGCGGCGCCGGGAACGCCGCCGGCGGCGGCGAACAGATCGTCCATGATGGGAAACACGCGAACCGTGCCGGGGCCGTTCCAGTTGCGCTCAACAAACACGCGCGTGACGCCGGTCACGTTGGTGGCCCACTGCACATAGTCCGCCGGACAACCGCCGAACGGCGGGTTGCGCTTCCTAAACAGGATGCGGCCGCGATAGGTTGACAGGTCGGTGGTGTAGGGCTCGCCATCCGGCTCGATATCGAGGCCGCCGGTAAGGCCGCTGGAGTCGACGGCGACAAGCGCGGTCGACGCGCCAGGCCCGCTGACACCGGACAGAATGGCCAACGGCGCGTTGGCGGCCGTCGAGGTATTGAGGCCGCCGCTCGCCGCCTCAACGGCAATCGTCAAGTTGCCGGCGCCATTGAGCGTGCCGGCCTGTTGGGCGATGAGAACAACACCATCGGTCCGCGCGAGTTGCGCACCGGCGTCGACGGCGATCGCATCCGTCGTGGTAAAGATGACATTGCCGTCCGCCGGCGATGCCGGGCGCCGCGCCAGGCCGAACTCGGCGCCATGCAAATCGAGATTTTCGCCGTCCGCCGTAATGGCGAACTTTTGTTTTTGAATGTAGTCGGCGAACCCGAAAATCTCGAATGCCGCGCCGCCGATGACCTTTGCCGAAGCATAAAGATTATTCGGCCACATCCACGCATCGCTGCCCGGAAGATAGGTGCGAAAACCCGAGCGCGCCCGCTGAACAAGATCGGCGAGCGCCGGAATCGGAAACGGCATTTTGTGTTTTCCCTAAGCCAACTGTCGCCAGGCGAGATCGAAGCGGCCGTCGTAAACCGCGGCACCGTCGCGGCCATACAATTGCACCGACAACTCGACGCGGCTCATCAGCGTGTTGGCGACGGCGGACACGTCGATCTCGACGACGGCGCCCTGCGCCTTCAGCGGCGCCAGCGCTTCGACCGCGAACACCTCGGCCCAGTACTCGATCGGCATGCCGGCGGCCTGCAGCGGCGCACGCTCCAGCAACCAAAGAAACGAGCCGAGCGGCTGCTCGTTCAAGTCGGCGCGAACGTCGATGCCGTCGCCCCAAAAGCCGGCGGCGATGCCATCGGCCAAATAAGCAAGCGGATGATCGGGCGGCACGAACGCATCGGTGAACAGCAGCAGAAACACCGCGGTCTGCAGTTCGGCGACGGCCTGCAGGCCGCCGGCGTTCAATGCGTTGTGCGGCGGAGCCGCCAGCGCCCAATCGCAAACGAAATCGGTGCCGCCTTCAATTCCGATCAGGACGGAGTCCCACAGCAGGAACGGATCGGGCGAACAGCCCTCCTGCGAGCGGATCAAATATTCTGGCATCGGCGAACCGCGCTAGATTTTGGCGTACACGTTGAAGGACGGCCCGGCGACGGTCAGGACCTTGGAAAACCCGTCCTTACTCGGATCGCCGCCCAAATACACATTGGCGCCGTTCGGATTGACGACGATCTGCTGGCCCTGCGTTTGCACAACGACCTGGCCCTTTTTGGCCGACACGGTGATGCCGGTGCCGCTCTGCATAAAGACGATGTTGCCTTGATCGTCGTACAGAACGGCATTGCCGGGCTTCAAATTCTTCTGGCGATATTGCTTGTGCTCGCCGCCGATGAACATGCCGCGATCGGAGCGGCCGCCGAGCGATTTAAGAACGCCCTCCGAGTTTTGCGGCGGATTCGACGAAAAGCCGTGCGGCAGGATGCGAACGATCTTCTGCGGAAAGTCTTTCGCCAGCGCCTGCAGGTTGACGAGTTGCTGGTCGCCGGAGTCGTCGACCGCCGTGATAAGAGCGCGGCGTAGCGTTCCTAAAACGCCGTCGTTGTTTTCCAGCGAATGACGAAGCCAGGAATAAGACATCTTCACTCGCTCTTGAACTTGGTCGACCAGGCCTTGTTAGACGTGCCGGCGCCGCCGCCCTTGCCGCCGAGCGCCTGCGGATCGCACAGACTGATATGAGCGATCGAGCCTGGGCCGCGCGCCTGCGAATATTGGATGCGCTCGATCGCCATGGTCTGATGAATGTCGAGAAAGTCGCTGTCGACAAACGTCAGATTGCCCGGCGCCCACAATTGACCGCCGTCATCATGAAAGCCTTGCGTCTGAATATGCGCCTTGAGCGAATGGCCGGCTTCGCGCGCCAGGCGCCAGTTAGCCGCCTGCTGGGCGCGCTGCGTATCGGTATCGTCGTCGAGCACCACGACGACAGGCCGGTAACGCGACACGGCGCCGTCCTGGGCCTGCTCCTCGATTTGCAAATTATCGGTGCCGGTACCGATCGGCCGCTGGCCGCGCGCGATGGCATGCGAGTGCCGGCCGGCCCAATTGTGATCCGCCTCCAGCGCCTTGCAATTGACGCCCTCGATGAGCGGCGAGTTTTGACCGGAGCCGGCGCGCGTGATGATGACCGAGCCGTCCGGTTGCCCCATCAGAATAACGCCCTGCTGGCGCGCCAGCTTTTCGATAGCGCGGAACACCGTCTCGCCCGGCGTGATGTGGTAAAACGGAATTTGGTTTAGCTGCTGGTCCGAACTAAAGCCGATGCCGAACAGATCGAGGGTCTGCGCGATCTGCAGCAGCGTTTGATTTTCAAAATGCCCGGTCGGGTGAATCGCCGACGAGTCGACCGCGTCCTGTGCCTTGCTGCGGCCTGAGACGTGAATGATTGCCTGATTTTTTTCGCTCAATTTCGGCTGATAGCGGTCGACGTAGCCGGTGACCAGCAAATCGCCGTTGGCGAAAATCGAAACCTCGGTGCCGCAAGCGAACGTCCAGGCGGCCGCGCTAGGACCATTCTCGGCGGCGATCGCCAGCGAAAAGCTGCGGGCGGCCTCGTTGGCGCCGGCCGCGACGGCGACCCGCTCGAACGCCGACCACAAGCTGCCGCCGGCAGAGACGGTGACTAATTCCGGCCCCATGACAACAAAACCCTCAGAGCGGCGGCGCCGGCCACGCGGTCAAGATGCCGGGCGCCTTGTAACCAGGCGCGAGCGCGTCGAACGTTTGCGGCATGAACGACGGATGGCGAACGCCGTTGCGCAGCGCCAGGTCGACGCCGCGCGTCGGGTCCTGATAAAGCGACCAGGCCCACACCAGCGACGGCAGCGACGTCGCCGCCTCAACCGTCACCACCGGCGCCAGGTTGGCGATCAGTTGCGTCAGATAGGCGACGACGCCGCCCTGCAGCGCTTCAATTGCGATATAGAGCCCGGCGAACGCGGCGCCGGGGCAGTTGTTCAATTCGATTTCAAACCGCTCGGCGGCCTCGGCGCGCGCCGTCACGCCCTGCGGTCGGTCGGTGTAGATAACGCCGATCAGCGCATTGGCCCACGCGGTGAGCGCCGCCAGGCGCACCAACTGATGCACGCCAAGCACATTCTGCGCCGCCGTTTGCGCGTTGGCGGACAGCGCATCGTCGATCGCCGCGGCGGTTTCCGGCGCGTAGAAATCGATCAGGCTCGCCATGGCGCCGCGCGCCGCCGGCGGCGACATGCCGGCGCCGAGCGTCACGGCCGCCTGCACGATGGCGCCGGCGATCGCCGCGATGCCGGTTTCGGGCGCCACGGTCGCGGCCGGCGTGGCGGGCGCCGGCGTATTCATGACGGCGGCGAGCGCGGCGACATCTGCCGTCGCCGGGCCGTCCGGATCGAGCAACAACGGCGCCGCCGTCACGATCGCCCGGATTTGCGCCGCCACCGTTTCAGAGACGGCGACGTCCACCGGATTCGACGTGCGGACCGCATCGATCATTGCGGCGCCGGCCTGCACCTCATCCGCAGCCGCCGCCGCGACAAACTCCGGCTGACCGGCGATCGCCAGAATGGACGTCGACGCGGCGACGATTGCTGCGGCGAGCGTCGCCGAAGCCGTCGCCGCGGTCTGATTGAGCAGCGGAACAGAAATGAGCGCGGTCGACGCGCCCTCCTGCACGAAGCGGACATCAAAGGCGACGCGGCCGAGCCGGTCCTTTTCAGAAACCCGCTTGCAGGTAAGCCCGCGAACGAGCACCGGCCCTAACAGCGGCACAACCAGGATGCCGGGACCAGGCGCGCTGAACAGCGCCCTGAAAGCGGCGGCCCGCGTATCGACGTCGTCGCCGGTGATATAAGCCGAGCCGGAGAAATAGACGGCCTTGGCGCCCAAGTCCTCGTTGAACGGCGTGTCGCGGTTCGGAAATTCATGCACGACGACGCCGCGCCCGATCTCGTCGTCGTCGCGCTCAAAGTAGAACGGAAAGCCTTTGTAAGACGCCGCCCACGATGTCTTTGTATAGTCCCGCGCCGTGGCCATCATCTTCTCCGCTTAACGACCGGCGGCCGGCGCGGCGGGCGCCGACGACGACGCGGCCTGCGCCGCACGTTCGCGCGCCCGGAAAAACGCGGCGCGGCGTTCCAGTTCGCGCCCCCAGCCAGCTTCGAACGACTGCTGCGTCTGGCGGCCGCGCATGTGGGGATAAGCATTGCCGCGGATGTTGGTCATGATGCCGCGCGTGTAGAAGCCGAGCCCCTGCTGATGGATCATATAAAGTTCGCGATCGGTCGGGTCGCGGCCGAAGCGCGCGCGAAACGCCGCGCGATGCGCGCGCAACATGCGCGCCGCCGCCATGGCGTTATCGTGCGCGTTATAGATATCGCCGCGACCGAATGTGGCCCACTCGTTGTGGCCGATCTGATAAAGCCCCTTATATTGCGTGTGCCGGTTGTTCCGGTTTGATCCGGGATTCATGCCGGACTCGATCGAAGCGATGGCGCGCATCGTATTGACGTCGATGCCACCCTCACGCGCCGCCTCGCGGATCGCCCTATCAGTCTCAGCCGAGCCGGTGCGCGGCGCGCTGCCATGCGGCGGCCGCGGCGTATAGGCGCCAGGCACGTGGTGCGCCGGCATTGCCGGCCTTGGCGTGTGGTTTGCGCGCGCCGGCGACGCCGGGCGCGGCGTGTAGCCGCCGTGCGCATGATGATGCGGCGCGTGAGATACGGGCGCGAGCCCGGCCGGAGAATGCGCATGCCGCGCCGGCGCACCGGGCGCCGACCCATGCGGATGCGTCGAATGCGCGCGCGGCCACTCTCCGCGCTCGGACCCCCCGTTCAAATCGTGCAGCTGTGTGCCGCGCATGGCGCGACCGACGCCGTCATCCGGACCAAACGACGCCAGGTCGCCCTGCAGATCGTCGAGGCCGGTGGCCCGATCGTTCGGGCCAGGATCGCCGAGCGCAATGTCGTTGCGGATTTTGGTCGACGTCGACGCGTTGAAGTGCTCGTCGTCGACCTTCACCTGGACGTTGATGTTAAGCGCCACGCTGCCTCCAAGCCGAGCGGCACGCCGCAGCGAGCGCAATAGAACGTTCGGGATGACGCCTCGGCATCCCAATAGCTTTGCCGCCTATGGCGCCCAAACCAACAAAAATACCTCAAGAAATTTTCTCCCTCTCCGCTAGGGCAATTTAAGTCCGCGTAGCGCCTCATCGAAGCGATTGCGCCATTCCTCTTTCGGAAACGACCGCGCGTACAAGAACGCCGTTAACTCACCGAGACCGAAGCCGCCGCGGCACCATCCGGTAACTAAAGCCTTCTGCTCACCAAACACATGGCAATAGACCTCATAGGCGCGCATGGTGACGACCTTGGGCGCGTGGGCCGCCATGCCATGCCGCCAGTGGACCTGCACTGGATGAGTTTCAACGTCATCGGTCACGGTCCCGGCCTCCTTCCTTTTACTACGGCGCCGGCGCCGCCGGCGGCATGGACAGCCCGGTGGAACCCGCGGTGCCGACGCCGGTGCCGGGCTCGTTGCCAAGCGCGCCGAAGGCGTTGATGCGATTCTCGATCGCGGTGACGATGCGCGAAATAAAACTGTCGGACGGCTCAACCTGCACGTTGACGTTAAGGTCGGCGCTGCCTTTCACCTCGGGCTTGGGAATGTTGGGCGACAGGCTCGGGAATGAGGACGGCACGTAACCGACGCCAGGCGCGAACGAGCCGGTCTTTTGTCCGACGTCGACGTCGCCAAAAATCTGCTGCGCCTTACCGCCCGCCCAAATCGACCCGGCGGCCGCCGCCGGCAATAGCGACAGCGGCAACAGCGCGGAGCTAAGCCAGCCGGCGCCGGCCGCGCCGGCGTCGGCGAGTTGCGCGGCCTGCATCGCCTTGATGGCGCCCTCGGCCGACAAGTCCTCGACCGCGGTTGCGCCGGCGCCGCCGGCGGCGGCGCGGCCAAGCTTGAACAAACCGCCAAGCGCCGCGGTCGACAGCTTATAGGCGGTATAGCCGGCGCCGGTGATCGCGGCGAGCAGGCCGCCGGCGGCCATAACCGGATGCCCTTTGGCGGCGTTTTCGAGCGCGACCAGGCCGGACGCGATATCGTTAAGGCCTTTCGCCGCCGGCTCGGCGAGCGGACCGCCGGCGATCGCCAAAAGATTTTTGAATTGCTCCGTCACACCCTGCATGGCGATGAACGGGTCTTTTGTTTGGAACGCGTCGGCGGCCTCAAGACCCTTGGCGCCGTGCACCAGGTTCCAGTCTTTTTGAATCCGCGGCTGCTGGGTAGCGAAGATGCCGGCCATCTGCGCGGCGGTTGCCTGCTGAAAGATCGTACCGATGACGGCTTGAACGGCCTGCGGCGAACTGATGCCGTGCGCGTGCAGCGCGGGCAGCAACACGTTATTGACCCACGCATACGGATCTGACGCCGCCAATTCCCAACCCTTGACGCCGCCGGGCATCAACCCCTTGATCGAGCCGGTCTTGGTGCGCACGACGCGATCGGGAACGATCAGGCCAAGCGTCTCCAGTTCCTTGACCGATTGTTGTTTGATGCGGCCGCCGACGATGGCCTGATAGAAACTCGACATCGCCTTACCGGCGCTGGAGCCGCCAAGTTCCTGCGCCAGAGTTGGCGCGGTTTCGAGCATGAATTTTTGCGACAGGTTTTGCGTCGACTGCCGACCATACTTAAACATTTCATAATAGTCGGTCGGGCGCAGCGTATCGCCGAACACGTTGATGGCTTTCGCCATGCCCTGCATGTAGGAGGTAAATTTCGCAGGGTCCATGGTGACGCCCTTGATCTCCATGCCCTTAACAAGCTTGTCGAAATCTTCCTCCAGTTCGGCCGCCCGTTCGGGATGCGCGCCCATCGCGGCGACGCGCAACTTGAGGATTGGCTCCAAAATCTTGCCGGCTTCCTCATAGGTACCGACGATCGCCCGCATGTTGCGGAGCGCGTGCATGATCGTGGTCTGCGACAGCGCCTTATAGCGCTGCGACAAGTCGCCTGACACTTGCTCGGCCTCGTCGATTTCCGCGGCCGACATGCCGGAAACGTCCATGCGAACCCGCTCGTGCGCGCGATCGGCGGTCGCCTTGACGGTTTCGTGAATAAGCCCGGACAGACCGCGCGCGCCCTCGGCCGCCGCAAAGCCGGAGGCAACCGGCGACACCATTCGCATGGTGTGCTGCAGACGGCCGACCGTGCGATCGAGCCGACCGATGCCGGACGTCGAAATGCCGCCCAGCGATTTGAATGCCGACGTGACGCCGCGCACCTTTTGGGCGATCGCCGCGAATGTCTCGCCGGTGGCGTCGACGGCGGTTATTCGCGCTTCGGCCTGGATGATGCGCGCCATGGGCGGGCCGCCTATTTCAGGAGTTTATTAGCAACGCCGCGCGCAATCCAATAATCGATCTCGGTAAATGTGAGATCGCCGGCGCGCACCGGATCAATGATTTTCAGGTGAAAAACTAGGAGGTCGACGTTTTGCCGGATAATATCAATCCGGCGACCGTAAAAAAACTCGTGATCGCCTCCTTGATTTGCAGCGTGTCCTCCAGCGACAGATTTTCGAGCAGGATCGCGTCGAGGCGCGGCTCGGTGCTACCGACCGGCGGATGGCGCAACAGCGCCTGCGCGTATTGACGAATGACATCCCAATTGTCGGCGACATAGACCACATCGCCGGTGCGCTGATAACCGCGCGACGACGGCTCGCCGAAATTCATGACCTCGCGAAACACCGGCGGCCGCAATGCGATTTGCTTGACCAGGCCGTGGTGCCCTTCGACCGGATGCACCAGCGTGATAACCGCATCGGTAATTTCAAGCTTCGGCGTCGCCTTGGCGGCACCTTTGTCGGTTGCGCTCATAATAGAAATCTCCGGCTTTTAATTTCAGATGACGACGGCGGATCAGCTTCGCGGCGCGGCCCCGCCAACGGCCGCTTTAAGTGTTTACCCATTGAAGGGCGGCCTACACCGCGCGAAGCTGCAGCACGTTACGAACTGGCAATGAACTGATATTTTCCGCCCTCGATCTTAAGACCCTTCACCTCGCCGGTGGACACGTTCACCTCGGGCTTCCCGACAAAGCGGGTGGTGGTGAACAGATGCTGGCGGCCGTTGTCCAGTTCGGCGATCGTGACATCGCCGATCTGGAACATAAGCGCGCTCCAGTCGACGTCGCCGACATTGCGGAAATCGAACTCAGCCGCAACCAACGACGGCTTGCCCTCGTAGGCCGCCGAGCCGTCCTGGTTGGCCTTGGCCGAATATTCGACCACCGCCGGCGACAGTTTGACCTCGGCCTCCGCCAGCGTGAAGGAATTTTGGCCGAAAGTGAAGGAGACGCGGCCGCCAAACTGGCCCTGAACCTCGTTAGCCATCGGACTCTCTTGTTTGTTCGAAAAAAGCCGCGACTACGCGCGCGGCGCGCGAGCACACAAAAGAGCGGGCGCCAGGCGCGGCGGCCGCTCCTTGATGTTTGTTTGATTAGTTGCCGCCGAAACCCGGCGCGCTCGGCACCAGCGGAGAGCCGCCGGGCGACGTGTAGCTGCGGAACGCCGTCACATTGGCGGCAAACACGCGCAACTGTCCGACCATGTTCTCCGGGATGTACGCATCGGCCCGGTCGGGATCGAGCAGGTTGCGCTGCACGACCACATATTTTGAGAACAGTTCGGGATGCTGCGCGACGCCGAGCGCGACCAGATCGTTATAAGCAAAGCGCAACGTGTTGGCGAGCGCCGCCGGCGTAGCGAGATTGGGCAGGTTGTCGGGATTCTCGTCGGCGAACGCGGCGCGGCCCCATGCGTCGGTGACCGCCGTTCGCAGATAGCGCATGGTGAACATGCCCTGCGCCATGGTTTCGATATCGAGAAACGTCTGGTCGGGAACGCCGGGCGCGGTTTTTTGATAGGTGGTCACCATGCGGTCGATCTGCACGGTTTGATCAACATTCACCTTGCCGCCGGCGATGCCATCCGAATAGAGCGCCTGGCGCTCCGTCGTTGTCCACCACGTCGTCTGATCGCGCGGCGGCAACACGCCAGGCAGTTGCAGGGTCTGCAACGGCCGCGACAGTTCGGGCGGGTTCGCCAGGTGCAGCACCTCGATGCCGACCAGAGAGGCCGCGACCTCCCAAGGCGGCGTCGGCGAAGCGCCGGAGCCGAAGCCGCCGAAAATGGTGACGTGCTGATCGTTGCGGCCATTGCCGAACGTCACCAGCGTCGACAACGTCTGGCCCAGATAGGCAGTGGTGTAGTGGCCATAAAGCTGCTGCGCCGGCGACCACCGACCGCTCTGGTCAGACAAAAAATCCCGCACGCTGTTGAGCGACGCGGTGTCGACATAAGGCGCGCCAATCCAGTCGTAGGTCTGATCGCCGAGCGCGGCGAGCGGCGCCGACAGATCGGGCACGCCGGTGCCCCCGACAAGCGCCGTTATGACGGCGTTGGTGCCGGTCAGGACGTTCGCCTGGTCGGTTGCGACGATGACCTCCATGCCGTTGCCGACCGTGCCGATATGCGCGCACGTCAAATTGCATTTGGCCGGATTGGTGCCGTCGACCGCGGCAACGATCGGCACGTTAGAGCCCGATGGGGCGCCGGTGGCCGACAGTGCGTTGATCGCCGCGACAGCATTGCTGCAGACGATCGAGGCCGTATCCGACGCATTGACCTGAAACGCGACCTTGCGGCCGCACACATAAAGCACGGCGGCGCCGGTCACGTCGGGCGCGGTAAAGACGATGTTGCCGGCCGCGGCGGAGCCGGCGGGATCGGCGATCGGCAGCGCCCAAAACGGCTGCAGCGGCGCCGCTTTCGAGGCGGCATCATACATGCCGACCAGCATCGACGTCGGGCCGAACTGCACGATCGCATCGGCATGCGACATGATCGGGCCATATGGCACGCCGGCCGGCGCGGCGCCGGCGGTGGTCTTCTGGCCGACCAGGAGCGGCCGCGGGATATTTTCGAACGGCGAGCCGCCGGAATTGAACTCGCCCCAAAAGAACGGAACGAGGATATTCGACGGCACGTTGTTAAACGGAACGGCGGAAAGCGACATGGGCATGTCTCCAGTGCGCGACGCGCGGAATCAAAAAGCGGCGCGCGCGGCGCCGCTTCCGGTGATGGTTTGCTCTAGGGGCCGACGCTACTTTTTCGGCGCCGGCGCCGGCGCCGTGCGAAGCGACGGACCAGGCTCGAACGAGGCCGGCGCCGCGGGCGAGGGTGGCGGCGGCGGTTCGAGCGCCTGCGCAGCGGCGGCCGACGCCGCCGCCTGCTTTTTGTTTTGCTCGGCGGTGCCGTCGACGACGTCGCCCTGCGCCAGGCGCCGCGACCAGAATTGCGTGAGCGGCTTCCATTCGCCGCCAGCATCGAGCGGCTTGCCGCTTTGCGGATCACGGACAAGAACCGGCTGGCCGTCGACCTGCCGCGGCTTCAAAAATACGTTATTCATGGTCACTTGCTCCCTCGCTTGGCACGTCGGGGCCGCGCACATTGACACGCTCGAACTCCGCCCAAACCCGGCTCAGCCAGGAATTGACGCGGCCGCGCATCATGCGAGACTCGCCCGGATCGTTGATGAAAGACAGAAAGCTGCCGCCGCGCTCCTCGATAGCGCGCATTTCGAGCAGCTTCGGCGCCGGATCGACAAGACGGTCGATCGTAATCGTAACGTCGCTATACTTTGCGAAGATCGCCTGCGCCGGGCCTTTATCCCATTCTGAAAAATCCGTGGCGCTGGCGTGATTTTTCACAATCAGGTGCTTGGCGCCCCCCAGGCTTTTCGATGCGGTGGCGATCTCGCCGATCGATACCATGCTGGCGCCAAGCACATGCAGAACCACAAGCCGCATGGCGCCGGAGCGCACATCGGCGAGCAATTGCGCCTCATCGAGCGCGCGGAGAGTTGGCGACAAAAGGCCGGCGCAGATATCGACCACGGTGACGGTCTCCGCCGACACGCCGTCGAACACCTTCATCTGATCCGCAACCGACGCAAGATCGATCAGCGTGGCCTCCGGGGCAAAGCGGATGAGATCGCCGCCGGATTGGCTGTCGAATACGCGCACCGGCACCTGATGCGCCGCCAGATAGTCGAGCAGCGCGCGCGCGGTCATGGTCTTGCCGACGCCACCCTTATCGGCGCCGACCAGCACGACGGTCGGCGGCGTCATTGGCGGCCTCCAAACAAAAGCCGCAGGTACGACAGCAGCACGCAGTGCAACGGCGACGCCGGCGAATGTTTCGAGACGCGGCGACGGCGAGCAACAACATGATGATGGCGGACGGCGCGGCGCCGGTGATGCACGTGCGGACGCGACGCCGGCAACGGCACGACCGCGGGCGCCGGCGCCGGATCGAAGGATTGCGGCGCGGGCTCCTCGGGCGCCGGCGCCGGCGCGGTGACGTCCGGCGCCGGCGGCGCGATGACCGCGGGCGCCGGGACGGGCACCGTGGCGGCGGAGGGTTCGGGCGGCGGCGCGGGCGGAACGGCCGGCGCGTGATGTTCAGTCAGAGCCAGCAGCGCCACGCCAAACAGCGCGGCGCCGACGATTCCGGCAATGTGGGGCAAACGCATGATTGGTCTCCGGCTTATTCCGTCTCGTTCGGCGCATCGGAGTCGGACGCGACGGCGGCGTGCGACTCGGTCGAACCGGCGGCGTCGGACACGACGGCCGCCGGCATACCGGCAAGCGGAATCGAACCATTGACGTTGGCGACGCCGGTCCGCGCGGCGCCATGCGCGATCACTTCGCCGGCGGTCGTAACAGTGCGCAGCGGGGTCGCGATCGGCAGCATCGGCATGGTCTCGCCAAGCCCCAAGCCGAGCGCGGCGACATAAGTGGACTCGGGAAACTTTTTAACGACGAAGCGCAGCGGCTCGGGCAGGCGCTCGATGCCGGCCTTATTGGTGAGCGGCAGTAATTCCGGCGCGTTGTCCCTTACTTGAACTTTCCAGCACAACGAGCGCATGGCGAGCCGCGCGCCTTCCTCGGAATCTCGATGCGGCGTGGAGCGCGGATCGGTCACGGAGCCGCCGCTCGTCAGTTGGCGAAAGACATGGCCGCCAGGCCCATGCAGCAGCGCCAACTCAATCTCGAACTCGATGCGGTCCAGTTCGGCCTCAAGTTCGGCGTCGGTTTGCGGCACGCCGGCGACGTAGCGGTTATTAACATCGTCGTCGGCGCGGGCGATCTGCGAGATTTCAAACACCAGGTCGACAACGCGACGGAACGGGGCGCCGCCACGGTGCTGGCTCCCATAGCCCAAATCTTCCTGCGTATAGACGACAATAGCCGCCTTATGCTGATCGGCGGTCAGGTCTTCGATCGGATCGATGCGCGAGTCGAACACGCGCGTCTGCGCGAGCGTCGGCCATTCCGCGCCTTCACCTTGTTTGAGCAGCGCGCTCGGGCGCAACGCCTCCAGCGTCGCCAGGCGCAAAGCCGTTCGATAAAGGCCCATGGTTTCTAGGCCCGGCCGATTTCGTTCAAGTCGAACTGCTTGCGCGTGCCGCCCGATGTAAACTTGCGCTCGGCGACGTGATACAGCACGCCGGTGGCGACGCGGAGCACACGGTCGCCCTGGCGCGTTTCGTAGGGCAACTGCGTCACGTCAAAATCAATCTGCGGCCGCGACGACGCGTGGCCGGGATGTTCGGGCTTAACGCCCTGCTTGCGCGCCTCCGACGACATGGCGCGCGCGTAACTCTCGATATAGGCACCGACGATCGGCAGTTGATCGCGGTCCGGGTCCGGCGCCAGGCGCGCATTGACGTCGCCGGCAACGGTCGCAAACGGCTGATAAACCCACTGCTCGCCGCGCACCACGTCGATCGCCGCGGAGACAAGCGCGGCGCCCTCATCAAACAACGTCATGCCGGCGGCTCACATTAAGACGGGCCGGCCGCCGCAACAGTGCGTCGCGGCGGCCGCTTTTGGCGGGAACGGCTGGCGAATGTTTGCTCGGCGGCACCGGGCAAGGAGGCGCCGTGCCCGCGGCACGAACGGTTAGCTATTGGAGATAAGCTGGATCACCGCCTCGGGGCGGCGACAGATCGGCAGCGGGTTGGATTGCGATTTCAGTTCGATGCCCTCGCCGTGATCAAGAAACTTCGGCGAGATATGAACCGCGTTGCCGCGCGTATTCGCCGTCCGCAGATCGTCCGCCGGCGCAAAATAGGTGCGGAACATCTTGGCGGTGCCGACAGGATATGCGGTGCCGCTGTTGGCCGCCCAAAACGGCGTGCTGGTGATGCCGGCGGTGGGATTCGCCCGCACCGGCGCGGTCCCGTAGTACTCGCGGAACAGCACATTTGCGAACCGCCACTCACGGCCCCACATATTGCCGCCCCGCTCACGCCGCAGCATCTGCGCCAGTTGCACAGCCTGCTCGGCCTGCAAGTAGTATTGCTTGACGCTGGTATGCGTCACGAAGCGCTGGAAGAACGTCGGATCGACGATCGCCTCCACGCCGCGCATCGACTCGCCTTTCAGGTTGACCGTCACATCCTGAAAGAGCGCCTGGCACTTTGCGGTCATGTCCGCAGCGTCGTTGCCGAGATCGAAATCGACCGTGGTCTTATTGACGCCGAGCGCGCCGTAAAGGTCGAGCAGTTGCTGGCTGTTGCCATCGAGCACGATGCCCTGCAGGGCACTGCAGCGCAGCCACTCCAGCGTGATGTCGTGCGCGCGCTTGATGTCGATCAGGCGCTTGGCGACCTCTTCGGCGACCGTGGTCAACCGCTTTGTTTGATTGATTTGGATCAGGATATCCTGAATGTCCTTCGGCGTGATCAGGTCCAGTTCGGGAAAATGCGGGATCTCGATGAACACCGTCGAGCCGGTGCGGGTCTGCGCCGGCGTTCCGGGCGTGCCGCGATCCTTGGCAGGCAGCACGCGAAGCTGGTGATTCTCGTAGCGCAGTTCGACGATGCGGCTGATGCTTCCCTCTTCGGGAAACAAGTCCAACTCGCCGACCAACCCGTAAAGGTTGGGAATACGATCGACCTGGTCGGTCAGTTCCGTCGCGGTGTACGGAAAAATCAGTGCAAGGTCTTCCATGGCGGAAACGCTCCGTTAGGCCCGCGCGGCGGGCGCTTTGTTCGGGTGGTGGATAAAGCCGCGGATGCGCTCGCGGCGCGCGGAATCAAAAAGCGGCGCTTTCGCGCCGCCTTTTTCACGTCTCGGGTCTTTGTTTGGTCGCGGCTTACTCGGGCCGCGCGATAATGAAGGCCTGCGCGAGTTGCGCGAGCGCCGTGGCCTGCTGTTGCGTCGTGATGCCGCCCGGCCAAATCAGATTGGACGAGTCGACAGTGGCGAGACGCTCCAGCAAGACCGCCGGTACGTCGGCGCCGGACGGCACCGTCACCTGGCGGGCGACGATGCCGATGGCGACGGCGGAGCCATCGGTCGCGGCAAGATTGAGCGGCACGACCTTGCCGCTGCCGGCCGCGACCGCAACGGTGAAGGAGTCGCCGTCGGCGAATGCGGTGCCGCCGGCGGTAATGGTAAAGCCGATCTGATTGGCGAACGCGACGCCGGTTGCGCCCTCGCCAACGAGCTTGCCGGCCGGATCAAACACATTGAACTTGGTGGCGGCGGAGAACTCGATGAAATAGGTGCCGACCTGAATGCCGACCGCGGCGGCCGGCGCAGACACCGTGCCGTTGCCGGTATTGCCGGCGCCGGCGACGGCGGCGGCCGGCGCGCCGCCGGCCTGCCGGCCCATGACGGTGCCGATATCGAGCAGGCCTGGGGTGGCCTGGCCCGCGGCGGAATTGGCGAGCGCGGTCTCCTGCTCGAAGGACATCGCCTCGGCGAGAAACCACTTGATGACCGCCGTCTGCAAGGTCGGGCGGTTCACGGTCTTGGTGTAGAGCGTGGACATGGTGGATCAAAACTCCGGTTATTTGCTCGGCGGTTCGCGCGCGAGCGGGGCGGAAGGGGAGGGCGCGAGCGGGAAGGCGCGCGGCCTTAGTGCAGTTCGCGCGCCTTAAGGCCGAGCCGGCTAAGCTGACGATCGACGGCGCCGGTCAGACCAGCGGCCCGCTCCTTGGCGGAATCGGCGGGGCCTTCCTCCGGATCGACATGCGGAGCAAATTTTGCCATCGCCGCGGCAAGGCCCGATTCGGTTTTTGCCGGAGCAGCAACCGGCGAAGCCTTAAGGACGGCGACCGCCTGCTCGGCCGACATCGTCGTCTCGAACGCCAGATGGTTCGCCAGCTTTTCGCGACCGCTCGCTTCCGGCGCATTGATGATGGCACCGATGCGAGCGCGCTCGGCGACGGCGTCGCCGGCAGCAGCGGTCGGCGCCGGCTTTGCGGTAGCGTCCGGCTTCGCGACATCCACACTCTCGGCGCGCGCCGGTTCGGCCGCGGCCGCCGCAACAGCGGCCGGCAATGCCGTCGAGGTTTCGAGCGCCGCGGCGATTGCAGCGAGGCCCGTCTTTTCCTGGGTGTTCATTTTACAGTTCGCTCCTCTGAAAGATCAGGCGCAGATCAGCGGCTGACACGTTGGATAAATTCGGCAAATGCCGTGGTGGGGCGCACCACGCCATCCGCCAGGCCTGCATCGACCGCGGCCTGGCCGCGGAACACGCCGGCCTCGGTTTCGAGCGCCGCTTTTTTGGAAAGCCGGCGCCCGCGATAGCGCGCGACCGTCGATGCAAACAGTTCGCGCGAAGCCTCCAGATCGTCGCGCCAGCGCGCGATGACGTCCGCCGCCAACGGCTTGAACGGCGAGCCCTCGTCCTTGCGCGCGCCGGCGGTAACGACCGTCACGCGCATGCCGTCATTCTCGATGGCGCGGGAAAAATCGACATGCATGGCGATGACGCCGATTGATCCGGCATAGCCGGTTTCGGGCAGCACGATCTGCCGCGCGGCCGACGCGAGCAGATAACCGGCTGAAAGCGCATGATCGGTGAGGATGGCCACGGTCGGCTTGTCGGCCGACAGTTCGGCGATCGCCTCGGCCGTATCAAACGCGCCGGACACCTCGCCGCCGAAGCTATCGACCTCGAACACGACGGCGCGGACCCGATCGTCGACGCGGGCGCGCGTCACCTGCGCCTGGATTCCCTGGTAGGACGTCTCGCCGGAAAAACTGCCGACCCACGCGCCCTTATGAACCAGAGAGCCCTCGATCGAAATAAGCGCCGTCGAACCGACCATGGTCAGCAATTCATCGGTACGGCCGCGCGCTTCGAGGCGCTCGGAAAAGCCGAGCCGGCCCATCCGATCCGACGGCTTGCCGCCGGCAAAAGCGACATGATCGAGCGCGGGCGGCCCCTCGATGACCAACTCGCCGTCGACCAGGCGGCCGCCGAGCCCGGCGACGATCGCCACCGCCTTGCCGGCGTCGACCATAAGCGGCGTATTGAAAACGCGGGCGGCGATATGCGGCAAGAGCACATTCATGACGCAAAACTCCTCTAGCGAACCGGACGGCCGGGCTGCGGCGCCAACGTGCGCGCGTGCTGATAACTGCCGGCCGCGGGCCACCGCTTCGATCGATTCAATGGCATGCCGAGTCGCTTTGTTTGTTTGCGCGGCGCCAGCGGGACAGCCGCCTGGGCGGCCGCACCCGCGAGCGCGCCGGCGAGCAGAAAAAACGGCACGACAGGCATGCGCTTGGAAAACATTTTCAGTTTCCTCCGGTTTAAGCCGCCGCGCTCTCGGCGGCCGCCGTTTCGAGCGCGCGCAGCCGGGCGTCGATCGAAGCAATCGATGCATCGGTCGCGGCCTTTTGTTCCTCGGCATTGCCGGCGCCCGGCAATTCCTCCGGCGCCGGCGTGCCGGCCGGATCGTCGGACGGATCGGTGGCAATGCGACCAGGCGCCGAGACGGCGCGCACCAACCCGCGCGCCGCCAATTCCTCGCGCTCGATTGCCGCCTGGTCGAGCGTGTCCTCCCAATCGGCGCCGGTCAGCGCGTTTTCTTCCTCGAGCGTGGAGGTAAGCTGATCCATGCGGATGCCGGCGGCCTGGCCTTCCTTCACCGGGTCGACATAACCGCGGGCCGGACCGATCCAGCGCGCCTCCAGATAGGCGCCGGGCATGTCGTAAAAGTCCGGCGCGCCGGCGGGCGCTTTCAGATAACCGCGGTCGAAGCCTTCCTCGACGACGGCAAAATAAATCGGAACGATGATCTGCTCGACGAAAACCGCGAACTTGGCCTGAATGTGCCGCCACACCTCATTAAGCGCAGCGCGCGCCGATGAATAATTGGTCTTCGACCAATCCATGGCGAGCTGCTCATAAGACAGCCCAAGCGACGACGCGATCGATTGCAGGAACGCGGTTTGAAAATGCTGAAAGGCGTTGGTTTGGCGCGGCGACGCGTTGATCTTGATGTCGTCGCCGATCGGCAGCACCGGGATGCGGACGCCGTTAAGCTTCGCCGGATTGCCCTTCCAATACGCGTTACGCTTGTCGGCGAAGGTCGTGGCGGAAGCCGTAAAAGCCTGGGTCGCTTCGCCGATCGGCAGATTGGAATGCACGAACGCGGCAAAAAGCGCATTAACGGTTGCGTTCGCCAGTTCGGCGTCGGCAAACTTATTGATCATGCGGAGCCGCGTGAGCAGCGCGGCGAACGGCGTGACGGCGCGCGACTGGTCTTCGCGGTCCGGCTCCATGGCGTGAATAAAGACCGGGCGCCCCCACGGCGTGGTGCGGGGAATCCGGGTCCATTTCAGAAGCTGCGCGTAACGGAACCAGTCGGACGGATGGCCATTGCGGACGTGATAGGCGAGCGGAACGCCGTCCTCGTCGTATTCGATGCCGGCGCGCTGGCGCAGCGTATCGGCTTCGCCCATAGGGTTCGATACGCGGTCGGGATCGATGACGCGCAGACACGTCGCATAGCGCGCCGCCGCATGCGGCTTCCATGTCAGATAGGCGGTTGTTTCGCCGCGCCGGCACGACGTGCGCGCCATCAAACGAAACAACGTATTGAGCCCGTACCGGCGCTGCGCGTCACAGAAAAAGCGCGGGTCGTTGGCGAACAGCGACCACTCGCTTTTCAGCTTCGCGGAAAATTCCTTCAGGGCGCCGCGATCGGTTTTGTTGCTCGGGTCGAAGCCGAGCGCGCGTGCGTTCGGCCGCGGCGATAGTTGCACGCCGGCGCCGACGATCATGTCGACCAGGCGCGTGATTGCCGCAACCGCGTGCGGATCGTTGCGCGCGATGTCGTCGGCCCGCGCGTTCGCCCAAATGCGATCGTAGAGGGTCGCGCTTTCGCCGGACGTCAACGGCGGCCGCCACGCGTAGGTCTCCTGAGTGTCGAGCGACGCCGCCTTATAGACGGACGGAAACTGACGCTCGCCGCCGTCTTCACGGACCAGATCGGCACGCCCGTCCGGTACGCTCCAGAAATCCAAGGCGCCCATTGTTAGGACTGCCCCCGCGGACAAACCAGACAGCCGTCGCCGTCATAACGCCGGACGATGACGGCAAGACGCGGCGTGGCGACCGGAGCCAGCTTCTCCGGCTGTTCGCCCGGCGACACTTGCGACATCTGCGGCAAGATCGGATTCGACGCCGGCGCGACGGCCGCGCGCGGCAAGGCAGCCGCGGCCCGCCGATCTTTGCGAAATTTGCTCATTCGCCAAGCCTCAAAAGACAAAGTTGATGGCGCCGCGGCGCGGACAGTCGACACCGGCCTGCTCGCGATAAAGGTCATCCAAATAGGCGCGCAACTCGTTGATCTGCGCCGGCCTAAATTCGGTTTCCGAGCCGTCGCTCATGCGCACGCGGACGAAGGCCTGGCCGATCTGCAGGCGATGCATCGCGAGTTGCGCGTCGGCGATGCGGTCGGCGAGAGTCGGCACCGTCGTCGTCATTACAACCCCCGATTCAGATCGGCGAGCGAGTCGAAGGAGTCGCGGGAGGACGCCGAGCCGGGATCGGAATCCCCCCGCGGTCCGGCCGACGCTTGCGGCGTCCGCGCGGAAGCCTGGTGAAACGGTTTTGGCGTGAATAAATCCGGCGCCGTCAGATCATCCGGCAGGCCACGCTCGCGGGCACGCTCGGCCCAATCCTCGGCGCGGAAGCTGGTAAAATACGCGTGCGAACCGGCAAGATTGCCGACGCGGCAATCAAGCCAGTGATTTGCCCGGCTCCGCTCTTTCCATTTTTTTTGCGTGCGACCGCGGATCGTTTCCTCGGCGAGATACTCGGACGTGATCTGCCGAAAGTAATTGTCGTCGAGAAACGCGCCGAAATGGCAATAGCCAGGCGGATGAAACAGCGTCGAGCCCTGCACGATCGGCGTGAGCGCCGCGTACGTGTAGAATTTCGATTTGAGCGGCCAGGTGCCGACCAGGCGCAGCTTAGCGCCGCCTTTGAACTTGCGGCCGCGATAATCGACGTCCTGATCGGTTGCAGCGCCGAGCGGAACCTTACTCCAGCCGTCGATGCCCTTGGTGGCCTTGGTGCCGGGATGCCGGCGCGTCCATTCATAAACGACGTCGGTGCGATAGCCGGAGTCGATCAGAAACTCATCGAGGCGCCAGCGGCGACCATACGCGTCCGGCCATTCGCGCAAATAGAGTTTGGTCAGTTCGGCAAAGGCGCCGGCGTCGACGTCGGTGGTGGCGCCGTCCAGATAGTCGGCATAGACCGTCCAGCTTTGCTGATCGGGCGCCCAGGCAACCACCTCGACATAGATGCCGCGCATCTGCACGTCGGCGGCCGCGGTCAAGAGCAGCGCGCCGGGCGGGATGCAGTTCGGCTCGTAAGCCTCGCGGCGCTGCATCAACAATTCAAAGTCCGGCGCATCGCCGGTCACGTCATAAGGCAAGCCGAGATAAAGATTCCAGAACGCTTTTAGTTTGCTCGGGTCCTCGCCCGCCTCAACGAACGCCTTGGCGATTTCATCCCATGGCACAAACGGCGACGCGAGCGCGTCGAAATGATAAGTCGGGATTTTCCCCGGACCGGGCGCCGTCGCGACCCAACGGCCGGTGCGATAGACAGCGGTCTTTTGCCAGGCCTCGATAAGCGCGCCGCAACATTGCGCGACGTAATAGGGCTCATACGGATAGCCCTTATTGAACTTAAGACCATAGGTGCCGCGATCAAACGGCGCGTTCCATTCAAACGGAAAGCGCTCGCGGCATTGCGGGCACTCGACGTGCCACCGGCGCCGGTCGCCGCGCTCATACACCTTTTCAACCTTGGAAACGCCCTTGACGGTCGGAGTCGAAACATAGGCGCGCTTCCAAGTGCGCGACGCGAGAAACGAGATCTGGCGACCGGCGATCAGATCGAGCGGGTCGCCCTGGTGATCGAGATCGTCGGCATATTCGTCGATCTCGTCACAATAAGCGATCTTGATGGTTTTCAGCCGCAGATCGGCCGGCGACGACGCCAGAGCGAGCGAGAGCGAACCGCGCGGAAATTTTTTCTCGTACGTGGTCGAACCGGCGCCCGAGCGCGACGTCTGCGGGTACACCTTGCCGCCGATAAACCCGCCGCGGCCGTCCGGCTTGCCGCCGAGCACCTCGGTCATTTCGATCATGCGGTTAAGCTTGGTCGAATTGAACGCGGTCAGCGCACCATCGGTCGGCTGCACCACCATCATGTCGCACGGATCGCAATCGATGCGGTGCCCGAGCGAGCATTGCAGCATGGTGGTGAACGCCGATTGCGCGCATTTCATCACGCCAACCTCATTCACCGCCGAGTCCGGCCCAAGCATGTCGAGCGGCTCAACGATATGCGGCGTGCGCTCAAAATCGATTTTTTGCCCGCGGTATTCACCGTCCGGCAAAATGAAATGCTTGGCGGCCCAACCCGACGGCGCAATCTGTTCGCCAGGCCGGATAACTTCGGCGAGCGCACCGGCGATAACCGGCAGCGCCGCGGGAATTGTTTTCACGACACACTAGCACTCGGCGGCGGCGCCGGCGCCGCCGGCTCGCCGGCCGGCACCGCGAGCGCGGACAGGTTATCGGCGACCGTGGTTTGTATCCGGCGCACCATTTGTTTAAGCGCCGTACGCAGACCAGCCTCGTCGCCGTGACGGAAGGCGGCGACCAGGTCGGGCGCCGCGTTGGCGATCGCCTCCAGATCGCGGGCGATCGTTTCGGCGCAAACCCGCATGGAGCGCACGACATCGTCGCGCGACAGCAGGCGGCCGACTTTTTCCTCGTAGTCGAGTTGCGCCAGGCGCGCGCGGTAAACCTCGGTCGCAGTCCGCGCCTTGGTCAGGCCCGCGGTTTCACCGGGCGCAGCGTAATCGCTGCGCGGCGCCGGCGCGTCGTCGCGGCTATTGATACGCTCGCGAGCCTCGCCGAGCGCGCGATCGGCGGCGGCAACGTCGATGATCTTGCGCCCCGGATTATCCTCGGACGGCACAAGCTGAATTTTTTCGTCCTTAACCAGTTGATTGACGGCCTGGCGCGACACGCCCCGGTGGCGGGCATATTCGGCCTGGGACATTTCCAGACGCGACGCCATCGTCACACCTTCCTGGCTGCGCGCGATCGCCCTCGCAACAATGGATCACGCCGAAGCCGCCGCACATCGAGCAAACAAGCACGCCGCGCGACAGGCGGCCAAGGCATGACGGGCAGAGCATCGGCGCAGATACCCGAAAGAGTGGGCGTGACGCGTTTTTTTAGGAACGCGCCACGCCCTGCTGTGATGGAGGCGCGACCTGAAGTCCGCTTCACCCCGCCAGCGCCGCTAAGCGCCGGCGAGAGGGTCACCCCGATGAGTGACCGCCGGGGGCCTCGCGAGCCTTACCGGACGCCTCTCTGCGGTATAACTCCTACGCCGCGAGCGACACGCCGCGCGCCGCGGCGACCTGCTCGAACGTTGCGTCATCGCCGGCGAGCGCGGCGCGTTCGCCGGTAAAATCCTGCCAGCGCCGAACGATCACGTCGACATAGGCCGGCTTCAATTCAACGCAGAGCGCGCGCCGGCCGGCGATTTCACAGGCGATCAGCGTGGTGCCAGAGCCGGCGAACGGCTCGTAAACGAAATCGCCGACGTCGGAATTGTTCACGATCGGCCGGCGCATGCACTCGATCGGCTTCTGCGTACCGTGGCCGGTTTCGGATTTGACGTGCTCGATCGGCCATACGGTCGACTGCTTGCGGTTGCCGTGCCAGTTCGCGGTTTCACCGTCGAGCACCGCGTAAGTGGCAACCTCATGCTCCGGCTCGAAGCGCCAACGATCGTCGGCGCCATCCTTGGCGACATAGAGCGCCGGCTCATGTTGCCAGTGATAGTGGCCGCGCGAGATAACCGGGCGCGTCTTCACCCAAATGATCTGCGCGCGAAGCTTGAACTCGACGGCCTCAAGCGAAGCCTGCACCTCGGCCGCATGCAAGCCGGAGTGCCACACATAGGCGACGCTGCCAGGAAAGAGCGCCCACGCTTCGCGCCAATCGGCGCGGCCGTCGTTAGCAACCGTGCCGACAGCGCGGGCGCCGATCGCGCCGAGCGCATCGCTGGAGCGCGACGCCTCGTTGCGCCAGTTCGGATCGTATTCGACGCCATAGGGCGGATCGGTCACCATAAGATGCGGCCTGTCGCCGGCGAGCAGCCGGGCAACGGCCGGGGCCGACGTTGAATCGCCGCACAGCACGCGGTGGCGACCGAGCAGCCAAAGGTCGCCAGGCAGCGACACCGCGCGCACCGGCGCCGGCGGCGCCGCGTTGGGATCGGTGTGGCCGCCGCCGCCGCCGGTGGCCGCGAGCAGCAAGCGCTCGATTTCCTTATCGCCGAAGCCGGCGAGCGACGACAGGCCCTCCAGTTCCGACTCGATTGCCGCAACCTCTTTCGCCAGCAAATCCGCATCCCAGGTCGCGTCGAGCGCGATGCGGTTATCGGCGAGCGTATAGGCGCGACGTTCGACGTCGGTCAGATGGCCAAGGCGAATGACCGGAAGATTACCGAGCCGGCCCTCGGCGGAGAACAAGCCGGAGTCGGAAAGCTTTTGCCGGACGTCCGGCTTTAGGTCGGGCCATTGCGACTCGACGCGCTTAGCGCCGGCGAGGCGGCCGTGGCCGGCGACGATGGTGCCGGCGGCGTCGATCAGGATTGGATTATTGAAACCGAACCGCTGGATCGAAGCGGCGATTTTTTCGACCTGGTCGGCCGAATGGAGTCGGGCATTGCCGGCGTAAGGGACCAGCACCGCGGCCGGCAGATATTCGACGACTAACGGCCTCACGACTGTCAACCCCGGCGGCAAAGTGTCAAGCGTGTCAACCTAATTTTGACGGCATCTGACTAGCGAATTTTCGGGCCGCGGCGGCGC